CTAGGGCCGCCACTCCTCGCGGCCGAGGTCGCGCCATTCCTTGGGGTAGTGAGGCCGCTCTTTGCGGATCTCCTGCCAGGCGGCATCCAGCTCCGCTTCCCTCGCCGCCTGCGCTTCCGCCACCTCAGCGCGGGCCCGCTGGAGACCGTCCTTCTGCTCTGGCGTCACAGCCGGCACCCGGTACCGGTAGAGGAAAGCGCCGTCGTCCGCTCGCCGCAGAAAGCCGTCCTCGTGCTGGGGCTCGTACTCCGCCGCCCGCGTCACGGGCGGCGTCGGTTCGATGGGGGCGCTGAGTAGGTCGGCTACCGACCACGGGGTGGGGACCAGGTAGAGCGGCGGCGGCATCTCGCCGGACACGATGTGGCTCTGGCCGTCAGCGGGACCGCCTACAAGCCGGATGGTGCAGCTCATGGCCGCCGCTCCTCGCGGTAGTCGGGGTGACCCGCGTAGGGCAGGGCGAGGGCCCGGAACAGCGGGCATCCTTCGACGTCGTCGAGGCAGACGGAACAGCACTCTTCGTCGAGGTGCCACCGGAGGATACGCCGCTTGGCAGCAACCTCGGCGAGGACGCGGGTCGGATCGTGGCGGGCGATGAAGCGGCCGATCTCGTTGTCGATCGTGTCGCCGATGTAGGAGCTGGCTTCGGTAACGAGCGGCATCCAGTGTTCGCGGGCGTAGGTCGGTGCGTCCGTGGCGGCGCGTTCGTTGGTGTCGACGGCGGACACGCAGTCGTCGTCGTCCTTGAACCGCCAGTCCCCGGAACCGGCCTTCTCCGCAGCCGCGCGAGCTTCCTCAGCCTCCTCGTCGATCCGTGCCCGCAGGAACGCCACCAGGTCGCCCATTGCCTCTCCTTACGGATCCGGCCCCGCTGCGCTGTAGCGGGGCCGTCCGTCCACATGCAGCCAGCATGATGGATGTGATGCACCCAGTGTGACAGGGCCCGGTGACAAGCGGCGGGGGCTCGGGATGCGGTGCGGACCCCCGGCGGTTCGTGAACGTGCGAAAGCCTCCGCCTGTGTGGCGGAGGCTTGACGCTAGCCCCGCAGTGGCGGGGAGCAGGCGCCGGGCACCATGCAAGAGCCGACGCACACCAGGCCTGCGCGTGCAGGTAGGCAACCGCAGTCACTCAAGGAGAAAACGGGCTGCGCGCCTCACACAGGCGGTGGCTCGCTGAGTATGGCACAGGCAGAGGGGAGTCACGGAGACCCCTTGCGCCTTCCACATTTGGAAGCTACTGTGGTTGTCATGAGGTCAGGGGAACAGCCCCAGACCCCGCCGGAAGGAACCGGTCGATGAACACCACCGCCGCCGCCGCCGAGGCCAACGTCACCGTCGCCACCATCCGCACCTGGTGCCGCTACGGAGCCATCAACGCCGTCAAGCAGGCCGGCCGCTGGGTCATCGACTCCGCCTCCCTCGCCGCCCGCATCGCCATCGGCGCCCTCAAGCGGCCCGCCCGCACAGTCGAGTTCACCGTCGACACCATGACCGCCATCGGCGGCAACCGCTGGCAGAAGAACGGCCACGACCGCGTCTACATCAACAACTGGGCACACTTCGCGGGCATCGAGACCAGCCACTACAACACCGGCAACATCGCCTCCGCCAGCTACCAGGGCGCAGGCATCTCCAACAGCCAGGCGAGCAAGCTCCTCGGCTGCATCGACAAGGTGTGGTTCGACGCCGCCACCGGCAAGATCCACGCCCGCTTCGGCTGGAGCGAGTCCCGCGTCGCCGACCGCGACGAGGTCTTCGCCGCCGTCGTCTCCGGCATCCGCGGCGCCATCGCCGCCCTCTGAACCACCAGCACACATCCGAACCGAGAAATAAGGGGACAGCTATGACCACCACCACCGGCTACGGCACCTGGTGCAACCACGGCGACCGCTTCAACGTGAGCGTCGAGGCCAGCATCCTGGACGCCATCAACGGCGGCGACAGCGAATGGCAGCAGCGCATGGAGACGTCCGGCGCGCTCGACCGCATCGCCTCCGACTACCGCGACGCCATCGACAACGCACTGCCCGAGGGCGTGCACCTGGCGGGCAACGACTTCCTCGGCCCCTTCTACCCCGCCGACTACACCTGGGAGGGCGAGCTGAACATCAGCGAGATCATCGAGGACATCGACCTCTTCGCGATCATCCAGCGCCACGACGTCGACAACGCCTGACCGCATCACTCACAGCCCCCGACCGCCCGGTCGGGGGCCTCACCCTGGAGGCACCATGCCCGACTACACCGATCCGCCCGGCATGCCGGAGGACGAGCGCATGACCCCGGCCGAGTTGCGGGTCGTCCGCGAATGGCTCGGCTTCACCCCCGAATGGCTCGCCCAACACCTCGGCGTCAGCGCCCGCACCGTCCGCCACTGGGAAGCAGGGAAGTACGCCATCCCCGACGGAGTCCGCCTGGAGATCGAGGACCTGGAGCAGCGGACCGGCGAGTTCGTGTCCGGCCTGATCGGCAAACTGATGGACCTGCCCGAGCCGGGAGTGGTCACCTACCGGGACGACGCCGAGTACCACGCCGCCCACCCCGAGATCCCGTTCCCCGCCTCCTGGCACCGCGCTGTCATCGCCCGCATCGCCCAGGAGGTGCCCGGCCTGTCCATCGCCTACGCCGACAGCGTGGAGCAGCAGCAGTGACCATCCAGCCACGACAACTGCCCCGTAAACGGGCCCAGAGTATCCGCGCGACTGAGCGACTGTCCCTAGCTGGCGACGGCCTCCCCAAGGGCATGCTTCCCGGGGACGACAACCTCGTTCAGCTCTTCACCACGCACCTGCGGGCAGCCGACCTGTATTGGGCCGCCGACGACATGACCGCGCTGGCCATGCATGCCGGGCAGCAGCTCGCCGCAGCACGCTGGGCCACCGTCGACCGGCCCAGCCCTGTCGGCCTCCTCGTGTTCAACGGTGGTCTCAGCATGGTGGAGATGGCGCCCGGTCAATCAGGGCCCGTCGATGCCCTTGCGTGGGGACCCGGGCCAGAGCAGACACTCATCGTGTGGCACCTCGCCACCCGGGAACGCATGGGAGCCGGGCTGCCGCCGGAAGTAGTGCAGCGCTTCCCCCCAATGCTGGCCATCCGGGAAGTACGCCTCCCGGTCACCGCCGACCCCGTCTCCCTCGACGATCTGCCCGCCAGGGAGGGGATGCGTCCTTCCCGGACCATCGTCGCCGCGCTATCCGCCGCGTGGCACCTCATGCAGCAGCCGCAACTCGTTGACCGCGCCCGTGAGGAGACGCCCAAGCGGGACGCCCGATCGCTGCGCCGCGCCCAGCTTCCCGACGAAGGCGTCACGCTGGTGAGTCTGCGCCGCCAGTACCGGCCCCAGGACCGGGACCCCGACGAAGAGACTGATGGGCGCACCTACCGGCACAGGTGGGTGGTCTCTGGCCACTGGCGCAACCAGCCATACGGACCCGGCCGTGAGCAGCGACGGCAGCAGTGGATTCCCGCCTACGTGAAGGGGCCGGACGGCGCCCCACTGCTCTCCACTGAACGGGTGAACGTCTGGCGGCGGTGATCTCGAGATGCGCCGATGCCCATCGTGCTGCACGGTGGGCTTATGGCTGCTCCGGTGGTGGTGCATGCTCCGGATGGTGAGGGTGGCCGGCGGGTGGTGGCCCGCGGCCGGATCCTCGGTGTCGCCCACAACGTGATGGACGTGTTGGACATGCTGGAGACGGTTGGGCTGGAGCGGGAGCATGTCCGCCTCGACGACCCGCAGCTCATCGACTGGCGCGGCGGCGGAGCCTGGGAATGGGCACCTGGCAGCGGGTAGGGTCACACGACGGTGCCCCCGCCACTACGACTGGCGGGGGCACCATGCGTGCGGGCGGGGTCAGCGCTTCATGTGGTGCCCGCAAGGTTCGAGGGTGACGAGCGTACCGACCTCCTTGAAGTCTTCGTGCATGTACATCTGCACTGAGACGGATTCGGCGTTCATGGTCTCGACCAGCTCTCCGCAGACAGGGCAGGGCGGCGGCGTCTTTGTCTGCATCGCCTCTCGAAATAGGGCCCTGTGCTCCGGTGAGAACTGCTTGGTTGTGCCCTTCCAGGTGGCGAGCGGGCCCGCCACGTCCCAGGGGGTCTCGCCGTACACGTAGGCGCGGGTCATGATCACTTCTCCTCTTCGGTGAGTCTGGCGGCGAGTTTCGCGGCGAGGCTGTAGGCGGGATGGTCGTCGAGTTGGCGGCGGCGCCGGTTGTACCGCTGGGTGGTGCGCGGGTCGGTGTGGGATACGGCGTCTTGCACGTCCTGCAAAGGGACGCCGTTGGCGAGGTTGTCGGTGATGAACTGGTGCCGCAATGTGTGGGGTTTGATGCTGGCGGCTTGCGGGAGGCCGGCTTGGCGGGCGAGGACGCGGAGGTGTTTCCACGCTTCGGGCTGCGTCCAGCGGCGGCCGGACTCGGTGGTGAACAGCGGGCCGTCTTCCCGGTCGCCGAGGTAGGCGAGGAGCGCTTCGAGGGCGAGCGGTGGGATGGGTGCGGGCCGCTTCTTGTTGCCTTTCTGGGTGAGGGGCAGGGTGCGATGTCCTCGGTTGTAGCCGAGCTGGTTGGCGTTCAGCGAGAGGAGTTCGTCGATGCGGGCGCCGGTGAGGTAGAGGAGGGTGACGAGGGCGTAGGAGCGGGGTGCCCAGTCGCGTGCGGTTTCGATGAGCCGGGCGGTCTCCTGCTCGGTAAGGCCCTCCGTCGGGCTGTAGTCGGGGTCGATGGTGGGACGCTGGACACGGTTGAACGGATTGGCCTCCGTCAGCCCTACCTCGATGGCGTAGTCGTAGAACGAGGCGGCGCCTGAGAGTGTCTGTGCGAGCGTGGTGTCCTGGGGCGGTTTCCCCTGGCGGCCGGGCGTCTTCGCGACGTTGTTGGCGTAGGCGTCCGCGAGGGGGAGCCTCGCTTGAAGGGGGTGGGTGCCGGTGCTGCGCGCGTACTTCTCCCAGCGTCGGAACGCTCGCGCGTAGGCACGCTTCGTGTGGTCTGACTTCTGGCGGGCGATCCATGCCCCGGCGGCGGTCGGTAGGGGGTCGCCGTTGCCGTAGATCTCGGCGAGGTCGTTGGCGAGGTTGCGGGCCAGCTTGTGCCAGTCGTCGCGGGGGTCGTGCCGGTCGGTCGACAGCTCCGCCGACGGGCGCGGAACGAGGGCGGTCACAGGTAGCTGTCCAGCGACGGCGGCTCCGCGCGGAAGCGGTGGCCGCAAGGTTTGAAGCCGATGAGGACTGCGTCGTCCATGTCGCGCCGATCAACGATCGCCTCGCTCGCCGCCCCGCACTCCGGGCACTCCGGCAGCGGCGGGTAGTCAGGCTGCTGAAGAAGTCCCTGGGTGATCTTCTTGCGCCGCTCCTCCAGCTTGAACTCCAAGATGGCCGCCGACGGGCGGTCCATCGAGATCCAGTCCTGTGCCATGTCCACCTCTCTCGCCAGTATAGGATAACTGGCATTATCAACCATGCCGTTGGTTGATCGCCACCCCCGCGCGGGCAACGACGAAGGACCCCACTCCGATGGAGCGGGGCCCGCGATATTGCATGTTATCGGGGGCGAAGTGGCATCAACCGGCGTTCCGTCGGGCGGTGTTGCCGCACGCTCCCTTGACTCCACACCTACAGAACCTTAAGGTCCTTACATGTCGAGCAAGAAGGTCGGTATCGAGGAAGCCCGCAAGACCCTCGGCGACCTCGTCAACGAAGTCCGCTACACCGGCGCGGTCGTCACACTCACCCGCCACGGGAAACCCGTCGCCCGCATCACCCCCGTGGAAGACACCACGGACACCCCCCAACAACCACAAAAGGAGGACGCATCATGAAACTGGTCGACATCAAGAAGGACGGCACGACGACGGTCGAACTGACCGACGAAGAGGCGCACGCGATCCGCGACGTGCTGGGGCTGGCGCCGAGCACCGAGGCGTGGGGGCTTCACCGGCTCCTCTCCCACGCGCACGGCGACAAGGAGAACTGACCGTGGCTGACCGCCAGCGCAGGAAGTGCTCAGCCTGTGGGCGCCACTACCTCCTCACCAAGGACGGCACCGTCCGCCACCACCTGAACGGCAGCAGCAGCGTCGTCGACCCCCGTAGAGGGCAGCGCTGCGAAGGCGTCGGGAAGCCGCCCGCCAACACCAGAAAGGACTGACCATGCTGGCAGTGTCGGAACGCATCAAGGGGCCCGGTGGTGTCACGGAGGAGTTGATCTGGCACAAGCCGGTCGGCCCGGACCCGGACGCCACGTTCCAGGGGATCGCGTGCAGCGACGAAGACGGCATCGTCATGTCGAGCGGGAAGAGGGAGGTACCGCTGCGGCTCGACAAACCGGGCGAGCGCTGGTGCCCCGACTGCCTCACCATCATCCGCCGCTGATGCGCGCCGCCCCGGTAGGTCTAGTACCGGGGCGGCTATCTGCATGGTAGCCGCACACGACGAAGCGCCCCGCCGCCCGTGAGGGCAGCGGGGCGTTGTCATGCCGTCTCGTCCGGCGGCGGGGCGGGTTCGAGGAACGGGTTCGTGGACGGCGGCGGTGGCGGCTCCGGTGACGGTTCGGGCGGCGGCTCCACCCACCCCATATCCACCTGGCTGCCCAGGTCGGCGCCCCCCGGATCCGGAGCCGGCGTCGGCCCCGGCGACTGCAACGGCATGTCACACTCCAGTTCGGTTGTACTCGTCGACCAGATCCGGCGGCGACACCGGATCCACACCCGCAGTGCGCATCTGCATCGTCAGCTCGCCCACATAGCTGGCGAACGCACGGACGATGGACCGCAGCCGCGTCGTCTCCTGCCGCAGATTCCGCACCTCCGTCTGCAGGTCGTCGCGGATCGTCTTGAATGCCTCCAGGTCGGCGCGCCTCTGCTCCGGCTCGGCCTGCGCACGGGCCGCCGCCTCGTTGGCGCGGGCGGTGGCTTCGGCAGCGCGGACGGTGGCGCGGGCCACGAACCAGCCCCCACCCCCCAACACGCTGCCCGCGGCGGCCAGCAGTGCCGCCCACTCCCCTACTGTCATGGCGCCGTGCCTCTCCGGCCGCGGCGATGGCGGGGGACCGAATGCTCGGGCACCGACGCGGCCCACAGGATGACCCCCACATGGGAGGTGAGATACCAGACCGCGACCCAGGCGCCGCGGGGATAGTCACCGCGGATGGCGGCGACGGCGTAGGCGAGTGCCCACACGGTGGGGGGAACGAGGGCAACGATGAACCCGAACCGGTCTCGGCCGATACGGACGAGCGACGAGCAGATCATGATGGCGCCGGCGGCGACCCACAGCCAGCCCCAGTGGCTGAGCGAACACAGCCGGGTCAGGACGTCGAGGCCGCTGCTGCTGGCGGGTGTGGCGGCGATGAATCCGACACCCCAGCAGATTTTGCCGACACCGAGGATGAGGAGAAACGCGCCGCGGCGGCCCAGGTGCTGCTTGAGTCGTCGGGCCGCGCGGCACACCATCAGACCCTCGGCGCGGTGCTGGCGGATTGGGGGCTGCCGATGCCCTTGGCGAGGAGTCCCTTGACGAGGGATGCGGCGGCGGCGATCCCGGCCGCGGCGACGGTCTCCCAGAAGCTGGCGGAGAACATGTCGGCCGGGCCGGCGGCGAATGCGACACCGGCCGCGGCGACGACGAACGTGGCGAGCACACGCTCGACGAGGTCGACGAGGTAGGTGCGGGCGGTCTTCAGCAGGGTGGGGCTATCGCTCATAGCGGAGAATCCGTTTCAGAGAAGAAATGGGCTGATCGGCTTCCGGTTGCGGGCTAGTTGACCTTCTTCGACAGCTCGGCGACGGCGTCCTGAAGCTCGCGGACCCGGTCGTACAGCTCGCGGAGCAGGTTGCCGGGCTGCCAGGTCTTGTTCGTTGCCTTCGTGCTCGACGTGGACGGGGCGGGCAGCTTGTCCTGTCCCCACACGGCTTCGAAGACCTGCTTGTCGTTCATGTTCAGCTCCTCGCTGCTGTCGTTCGTTGAGTCGCCGCTGCTGGCCGAGCCCTTGAGGCGTGCGGCGACGTCGCGGCGGAATCGGTTCATGTCGAAGGAGGGGTCGGGCTTGCCCTCGATCGACGTTTCCTTGTGGCCGACCACGCTGTTGGCGGTCCAGCCGTGGTGGCGGCAGATCGCGGCAGCCCAGCGGACCGCGGCGTCGTACTGGACGCTCGGGTACGGGTCGTGGCCGGTGCCGAGGTTTTCGATCTCGATGCCGTAGAAGTGACGGTTGCCGTCGACTGTGCCGCTGGACGCCGAGGGCCGCGGGTGCGTGGACGACTCGTTGACGACGGCGTTGAACGCGTTGCGCGCGACCTTCCCCGCGTGGTTGGCCCGCCCGTTGCCGATCATCGTGGCGGTGCCGTCCTTCGCGAGATGCGTGTGGCACAGCGGACCGGGCAGGTCGGAGCGGCCGTTGTAGCAGAGGGCCCGGGAGCCGCGGCCCGCGGTGTGGTGGATGAGGACGCCGTTGACGCCGCCCCACTGGCCGACGTGGTTGCGGTTGTGGGTGCGCCAGCCGCTGTACCGCTCGGACACCTTGACACCCTCGCGCTTGAGGGCGGAGACGAACGCGCTCGCGGACATGGGTGTGGCCATGGGGCCTCCTCACAGAAAAGGCCCCGGCCGACGCGGCGGGGGCTGCGGTAGGTGGTGCAGGTTCAGAGGGAGCAGAACGTCCCGTTGAGGCTGACCCAGGGCGGGTTCTCCGACGAGGAGCCGATGCCGATGAGGACCAACGTCCCCTCCGGGTTGATGTCCAACTTCACGCTGGACAGGGTGGTGTCGACCACGCTGCAGGCGCAGGTGATGGTGCGCTTGGTCGACGGCCGGGCGGCCACGGGCAACGCCGTAGCGTTGATCTGGCTGCTGTTGGGCGGGTTGCCGCTGGAGTAGGTGATGCCGACCCCGCCCCGGAACATCAGGCTGATCTCGCCGAAGAAGTTGACCAACCGGTACTGGCAGGTGCCGTTGCTGTTGCCGTCGTGCGCGTAGCCGGACGCGAGGCTGATCGTCGTCCACTGGGAGGAGCCCGCGGCGAGGACGACCCAGGCGGTGCCGTCGTAGCCCGTGAACAGCTGCTCCGTCGCCAGCCAGGCCACCATCCCGGCCACGGGCGACGTGATGGTGGCGTTGCGTTCGGCAGCCGTCGAGAACCGCATCATCGACCGCGGGGTGAGGGCGTCGGCCAGCCCCTTCGTCCCGGCCCGCAGATCCGGCTTGTCGGAGTTCTCCAGCCAGGGCACGCCCTGGCCGTAGTCGTCGGTGGGCACGGGGCCTCCTAGATGGTCCAGTAGGTGATGCCGTCGAGCGCGATCCAGGAGGGCTGACTCGTCGTCTCGTAGATCCGCAGAATGCCGCTGTCGGTGATCTCCGCGCGGACGACCGCGGGGTTGATGGTGGAGTCCCGGGCCACCCCGAAACCGGCCTCCACACCGGCCGGCGGGCGGATCGCGGTAGGGATCGTGGCGATCGTCGACCCGTTGGCGATGGTTCCGGATGACGGCCCGACCCGACCGCGGAACGTCACCTGGCGGCCCTGCACCAGGTAGGCGGGGCTGTAGCCGTGGCCCGGCCACACGTAGCCGGATGCGAGCGTGAGGCTGGTCCAGCCGGCGCCGCTGCTCTCCAGCCGGCCGAGCGCAGCCCAGTTGCCGGAGCTGGAGCGGGTGACGACGATGACGTCCCCCGTCTGCGGTGCCGGGTAGCTGGGCAGACGGCGGGCGCGGATCTCGTCGCAGTCGACGGTGCCATCGCTGTTGACGGTGGTGACGGTGGCGAGCCGCCAGTCGGCGCCGCGCACGACGGGCGCCGTTTGGCCGGCTTCGACGGCGGCGCCGCGGATGGCTGCGGCGAGCTGCTGGGGGCTGATCCCGGTCACGAGTCCTCCCGTCCGCCGATGCACTGCACGGTGAAGTCGCCGCCGACCAGGTCGAGGGAGAAGGATTCGACTTGTAGGAGGTCGCGGTCTCCGCTGGCGTAGGTGACGCGGAGGACGTCGCCCGGCTCCAGGCACGGGTTCGGGACGCTGGACAGGTCCGCGGTGGCGTTCGGCTTCAGGCTGTCGCGGAGGAGCTTGTTCGCCGCGGCCTGAGCGAGGGTCGTCGTCGTCAACGTCGCGCTGCTGTAGAACGTCGGCACCCGGCCGAAGCTGCCGTACACGTAGGTCGGCGACGTCGGGTCCTCGTCGGCGGCGTAGGCCGAGACAGGCGGGGTGTCCTCCTCGGTGTTCTCCCCACGAGCCGTCACCCAGTTGTACATGCCGTCGCGGTTGTAGCCGCGGCTGGCGGAGACGAGCGCCCCCCGCTCCCCCGCATCCACCTGCCACGAGATCGGCGCGACCAGCAGGTCCGGCAGCTCGGCGATGACGAACTGCCCGTCGGCGTCCGCGTACACCTCGGCGCCGATGGCGGTGGCGCACTCCTGCACCGCCGCCCACCGATCCCCCTCCGCATCCCAGGTGCGCACCCCGATGACCTGGTCGGTGGCGTAGCTGGTGACGACCGCGCCCGGGATGGACTCCTGGATGAGACCGCGGATGGCGGTCACCGCGGTGACACCGCCGCGCGTCGAGTAGGCGGCCGTGAACTTGTCGTCCGCCACCGTCGCCTCGAGGCCCGAGGCTTTGATGTCCACCGGGCCGTAGTCGGGATCGCCGTCCACTGTGTCGACCCGCCCCCAAAACACCGGCACCGTCTCGATGCTGCCGTTGCCGTAGCGGATGCCCCGCTCGATACGCAGCCGCGCCCCGTAGATGGTGAGCTGCTCGCTTGGCGTTCTGGGGATGAGGCCGGTGTCGGGGACGGACACGGTGGCGGTGCGGCGCACAGCCTGCGACCTGTCCACCGTCACCGAGCCCGCGGTGTGCTCCACCTCCACAACACTGCCGTCCGCCTTGTGGAGCTGGACGACGGTGACGGGGGTGTGGGCCTCCACCAGCGTCGGCAGGAACCGGCCGGAGGGAGGCGGGTACACGTCACGACCTCCTGTCGATGGCGAGGTCGAAAACCGTCTCGTAGCGGTCGAGGACGTCGTAGCCGCTGTCGTACTCGAGAACCACGTCGAACACGGTCCAGGTGGCGGAGCCGACCTGCCCGCCAGTGGGCATGTCCACCTCGGTCAGCGGCAGCGTCCACTCCCGCCACTCCTCGCGGGCATACGTCACGATCCGCGGGTACTGCACCTCGCCCACCGCCACGTACACGTCGGGTTCGCCCATGCCGGGCGCGCACCGCCACAACAGCACGTTCCCGGTCGACAGCAGGAAGCGGAGTGCGTCCCGCTCCTGGTCGGTGCGTGTCCAGCAGACGAGGCTGCCCTCGCGGGACTGACGCACGTCCGCCAGCACCACGGGCGTGGCCCGGCCACGCACCCGGTACACGGTCTGCTCGATCGCCTGCTGCCACTCCGGCCCGGTCTTCACCGCCACCTGCAGTCCCACACCCGGCCGGGCCGGATCGGTCAGCCACGCGTAGTTGGGGTCGCCTGCGGTGAGCGTCACCGTGTCCGTGATTTTGTGGCTGTGGGCGCTGTCGTCGACCGCCACCGTCTCGATCACGTAGTACACCGGCACCCCGAGCGGCGCCTCATAGTCCTCGATGACCAGGCTGTCGGCCGGGATCGAGTAGCCGTCATACAGCCCCTCCGGGCCGCGGACCAGAGTGCGGCCACCGTCCGGCGTAACCCGCCACACCGTCATCAGATGCCCGACGCTCAGCTCCCGCAGGATGAGCTGCACCATCGCCTGCTCATCGAACGCAGCTACCTCTTCCCGCGGCAAGGTTTGCCACAGGGCCGGCCGGTCGAGCTGCATGACGCTGCTACCCGACGTCGCGGTGAGCGTGACCTCCACCTGGCCCTGAGTGGCGCCGGCCGGGGCGACAGCGTCATCGACGAGGAGCCACCAGCCGGGCGTCGGCGCATCAAACGTGATCGCGGTGCTGCTGGACAGGTAGGTATCGGTGTCGTCGTACCAGCGGACAGCGATCGCGATCTGCCACCCGCCCGCGCTGACCTTGAACCAGGTCTCGGCGCGCCAGTTGTCGCCCGCCGTCACACCTGGATAGATGCCGGACCGCAGGACACTCCCCGACGCCGTGGCCGACGACACGGTAAGCGCGTAGTAGTCGAAGACGTGCTCCGCGCCCCACGGCGACGACCGGGCGATGGTGGCCGGTCCGGAGGCGACCGCCCACGATCCGACGCCTTCCTCGAAGTCCCAGTCCGCCCAGGTGAGGAGGTTGCCGGTGCGGATCGCGGGGTTCGGTACCGCGCCCACCGCGCCGACGAACGCACCCTCAGTGCGTACCGTCTCCCCGGCGCCGGCTCCGGTGATGCCGACCGCCAGACTGGCGGCGACCGCGCCCGCCGGGGCTATCCCGGAGGTGAGCTGCCGGTACATGCCCGTACCCGGCGGCGCCAGTGGCCCCCGGTGCGCCTCCAGCACCGTGTCCGTCTCGTCGTAGAACCGCAGCTCCACCCACGTCGCCGACCCGGTGGTGGCGGGCCCCAGGTAGGCGAACGCCACATACTCGACGCCCGGCGTCACGGGCGGTCGCTCCACGCACTCGCCGCTCGCATCACCCGCCGCTGTGGCGGTCACCGCGACCTGCTCGCCGCCCGCGTTGTAGAACGACGCAGACCAGCTCGACACCGGCGCGATCCGGGAGACGGTCGCGTTCGACTCCGCAGCCCACGCCGACGCGTCGACCTCCCCGCCCGCCTCAGCGTTGAAGGACAGCAGGTTGCCGGGGTAGCGGATCGGCAGGCCCAGGTAGACGTTCTCCCAGTAGTGCACCACTCCCGCCCCGGCGACGGTCGACGACAGCAGCACCTGCGCCCGCGCCGCGCTGGAGGGGGCGACCCCGGCCACCGACACGCGATGCCAGCTCGCCGAGGCTGTCGCCGTCGTCAGCGACCACGTCACCGACAGTTCGGCGCCCGCCGCGTCCAGCCAGCGGATACCGATCCGCTCCGGCTGCGCCGACGACGACGCGTCCGCGAACGTCCAGTACAGCGAGCCGGCCTCCACCGGCACCGACGAGAACGTGCGCGCCTGCATCTCCCCAGCCGCCGCCGAGGTGAGCTTCAGGCAGCCGTCACCATTCCGCCCACCCGACGCCAGCGACAGCGCACAGTTCAGCCGCGCCGCCCAGCCGGACGTGTTCGGATCCACCATCTCCGTCGTCGCACTGAGGAGATTTCCCGGGATCGCCATGTCACCTCCCCGCCCGCGCACCCAGCGCCGTCAAAACCTCACCGTTCGACCGCCGCACCTCAGCCCGCGCGATATCCGTGATCTCCCGATCGCCGACGTACACGGTCACCGAGAGGTCGCCGAGTGCGGGCTCGTCGGTGCCACGTGCTGCAGCCCCCGTCAGTACGTCCCACTGCCTGCCAGTCAGTACCGGCTCGGGCCGGCCTGTTCCGTTCGCGACGAGGTTGAGGCCGGGCTGGAGCAGACCACCGTCGTCGTACCAGTGCGGCGACCTTGACTGCCACCTCGCCCAGGCCCTCGCCGGGGTGCCGTAGTCGTAGCGCTTCTTGATGTAGCCCATGCCCCACTTGATCTGTGTGGCCGGGTTGGTGCGCCAGTCCGCGCCAGCCGACCGCATTTTGGAAGCCGGAAGCGCCTGCGGAATCCCGTAGGCGCCTGAGCTGGGGTTTTTCGCGTTCCAGCGCCACCCGGACTCACGGGTCCACAACTTCTTGAGCGGCGGCCACTGCTTTTGCGACCAGCCGAACTCACCCAACATCTGGCGAGCCGTGGCCTGCGCGGCCTTCACCGACTTGCCGCCGCCACCACCGATGGCAGGCTTGAACCCGTACCAGTTCTTCCCGAACATCGGGCTGTTGTAGCCGCGGGCCCGGGAGCCGACGACGACGCCGTCGCCACCGCGCGACTCCACGTTCGTCCCGGCCAAGGTGCCCGCCGTGTGCCCCTTGCCCTTGTTCGTGATGCCGATCTGGTACGGGCTGCGCTTGTGGTACTCCCACCCAGCCGGAGCTCTCTTCCCGGAGAAGGAGAACGTGGACCACAGGCGCCCCTTGGGCTTCTTGCCCTGGATGACCTTCTGGATGCTGCTGAGGAACCCCGAGCAGTCAAAGCTCGGGTTGCCTGCGCCGCCCCACTGGTAGGGCTTCCCTGCCTGCGAGCGCGCCCACTTCAGCGCACGGGCGACGCCCTGCCCGCCCAGCTCCGAGGTCTCCGACCCCTTGATGGCGGACAGCGCCTCGGTGAGAAGTCCAGAGGGGACGGCCTTGGCCAGCGAGCCCCAGCCCTTGGTGCCGCCGGGCACCTTGTTGATCAGGGATCGGATGGGCTTGGCCGCCGCCGACGCGGCCTTGTACACGCCGCCCAAGGCGGCATCCTTCAGCTTGCCCAGACCCTTGGAGACGGACCCGGCGACCGCACGAGCACCCCCGGCGAGCTGCTCACCTGCCCCCTTGAACCAGTCGACGGCTCCACCCAGTGCGAATCCGGGCACACCGCCAGCCGCGGGAGCCGGACCGCTCTGGCCCGCTCCCCCGCGGGCCGCAGCCCGGAGCCCCTCGACGGCACCGTGTCCGCCGGCTCCCTGCACTTCGCGCGCGGTCCACACGTGCTCGCCGCGGGACAGCCGTGCGGGGATGCTGTCAGACGTCGCCGTACCCGGGCCGTGAACCGGGCCGCCGGTGGCGAACTTGAACACCGGCAGCTTCTTGATCGGCAGGACCTTCGCGGCCGTGTTCCACAGGCCGCGGACGCCCTTGTTGTACACGAAGTCGATCACCCATTTGATCGGCTTCTTCGTCAGGCTCTTGATCTTCGCCCAGGATTTGCCCAGGGCGTCCTTAGCCTTCCGGAAGCTGTCCGCGACCTTCGACACCGCGCTCTTGATGGCGTTGAAGGCGGGCCGGATGCCCTTCTCCCAGGCGACGCGGATCGCCGTCCGGATACCCGACCACACGGGCTTGATGATGTTCTTCCACAGCCACTTGAAGACGCCCGCCATCGTGCGGATCGCCGACTTCACGAAGCCGAAGTAGCGCTTGACGACGTTGGTCCACCACCAGGAGATGACCCTCCCGATGCCGCGGAACACGGGCGACAAGATGTTCCGCCACAGCCACGTTGCGACCTTCGCCACCAGGCGGAACGCACCCCGCACCAGCCCGAAGTACCGGCGCACGATGTTCTGCCACCACCAGGTGACCACCACGGCGATCCCGTGGAACACCGGGCTCAGCACGTTGTGCCACAGCCACACGGCGATCTTCGCGACCCAGCGGATCGCGACGACCAGCGCATTGAAAACCGGCTTCAGCACCACGTTCCACGCCCACAGGGCCGCGGTCTTGATGCCCTCCCACGCCGCCTGCACAGCGGTCCGGAACCAGCCCCAACGCTTGTAGGCGTAGACGACAATCGCGACGAGCGCGATGATCCCCAGGATGATCAACGTGATCGGGTTCGCTTGCATGACCGCGTTGAAGATGACCATGCCGATCGTCCACAGCCGCGTCACGATCAGCGCCGCGTACATGAGCTGGATCAGCCACGGCAGGGTCGTTGCGATCGACGCGATACCCCGGGCCAGCGCGCCCAGCACATCGAGGACCGGGCCCTGCAGAGGGATCAGCGCCTGCGACACGTCGAGGAACGCCCGCCCCAGGTCGCCCAGGGTCGACGCGAGTTTCGGTCCGAACTTCGCCGCGTAGTCCAGGAAGCGTTCGAACTCAGGCGAGCCCTTCAGCCCGGTGCCCCAGTTCGCGAACCGGCCGGTGATCGACTCCATCCGCTCGGAGATGGAGTCCATGTGCGGCAGGAACGCTTGGACGATCCCGGCCATGCCCTTGAAGATCCGGCCGAAGCTGACGCCGAGGCTGACGACCGCAGGCTCGACACTGCCCTGCACGTCCTTCTTGAAGCTCTTCCACCAAGGGGACTTGAAGCCGGCCGACACCCGGTCCTGGAGTGTCTTGATGCCGCGGGCCGCCGCCAGTACCAGCGGCGTCAGGCCCGGCAGGCTGTTCTTCATCCCGTTCAGGGCCCGCGTGAAGATCGGCATCACAGCCGGCTGCAAGCTCCGCGACCAGGCGGTGAAAGCCTTCCGGAGCGACACGAACGCGTTGAACGTGCCCCGCGTCGCCGGCGTCATCTTCGCCAACGCCGCCCGGTATTTCGCCTGTGCGGCAGCAGCCTGATCCGCGCCACCCGCCGCCGACAGCTCAGCCGACCGGATCTGCCGCTGCGCACTCGACACCGCATCCGCAGCCGACTGCTGCGCCACCGCCACGTTCCGGGTGGCCTCACCCACCCGCTCCTGCGCGGCAGCCACATCCCGCGCCGCCTGCGTCTGCGCGCGGGCCGCCTCCACCTGCGCGTCCCGCACCCCGCGCGCCCGGTCGGCCACCTGCTGCTGCGTCGACGCCAGCCGCTGCTGAGCCGACCGCACCGTGTCGCTACCCGAGACCCCGGCCTTGTTCGCCGCCGCGGTCTCCGCCTTCAGTCGCTTCGTCTCAACCGTCTGGTCCTTGAGGCGCTGCACCGCCTGGTCGTAGGCGAGCTGCGCACGAGCACGATCCAGCTCGCTGGACCCCGCATCCTTCATCGTGCGGGCCAGCGAAACCTGCGCCTCCCGCACACTCAGCACCGCATCCCGCTGAGAGAGCTGTGCCCCAGCCAACCGTGCGTTCAGATCCTCCAGCTCGCGGGCCGCCTCACGGCGCGCATCCGTCAGATCCTGCTGCGCCTGCCGGGCATCACGCTGAGCCGACGACAATGCCCGCTCCGCATCCTGCACCGCACGGGCAGCCGCCTCCTGCCGCTGCGCCGCGGTCGCCGCCGCGTCCGCGGCAGCCTGCCGGGCCTGACGCACCTGCCGCTGGGCCTGCGCGATCTGCCGGGCCCCGTTCCGCTCCGCCGCAGCCAGCGCTTGCTGGGCGCTCGCCTGCGTCAGGGCATGCCGGGCCGCCTGCGCAGACGCCTGCCCGCCGGACGCGGTCGCCCGCGACGCCGCCTCCTGCGCCGCCTTCTGCGCCTGCAGCGCACCGGCGATGTCCTTCACCGCGGGCACCGCGACCGCGGCCAGAGCACCCACACCGGCCGCCGCGACGGTGGCCGCCGCGGTGACCGCGCCGAGGCCCGCCGCCAGGGCGGGCACAGCGGGCAGGACAGCGACGCCACCCACCGCGATCGACAGTTGAATGAGGGCCCGCACCGCGGCGGACGTGTCCACCCGCACCCGCGCCGTCTGACCGTCGAGACGGTTCACCATGGCCTGCACGGCGGCGAGCTGCGTCGCGGCAGCAGCCGCGTCCACCCGCACCGCCACGTCCGCGTCCGAGGCGGAAAGCCGCTCCAGTCGGCCCTGCAGTTCGGTGATTTTCGCCTGGGCGGTGGCCGCGTCGATATCGACGCCGACCCGCACGTCCCGCAGCGCCGTCAACTGGGCCCGCAGGCTAGCGATCTCGCCCTGCGCGGGGGTGGTGTCCGCCCCAATGTTGATGTTGGGGAGGGACGATTCTGCCTGCTGCACCGCGGCACGAAGCCGCTGCCCGAACGTGCCGTCGGCCTCCAGGCGGATCGTGGTGCGGTCCGCCGAGATCCGGTCCAGCTCGGCACGCACCTCGGCGAGCTGTGCCCGCGCCGCGGCCGTGTCGGCCCGCACAGTCGGGTTGGGGTGAGCGGCGCCCAGCCGCCGCAGTTGATCCTCCAGCTCTGTGATTTCGGCGCGGGCCTCGCCCGTGTCGATGTCGACGCCGATGCGCTTGCCCGCGAGGGTCTCCATGCGGGCCCGCAGGGCCTGCAGGTCGGAGTCTGCCTCGGACGTGTCAGCGCCGACGGTGACGTCGGGCAGCGACCGGAACGCGGCCTCGATGCGGGCGCGGGCGCTCCTCGCGAACGCCCCGCCCGCCTGCTCGCCCTGCTTCGCCGCCGCCGGGCGGGCAGTCCGCCCGCCCTGGGTGACACCGTCCCGCAGCGCACCGCGGATCTCGGCGGTGATGCGGGCGGCGATCTGCGCGCCGATCTGCTGCCCGATCTGCAGGCCGACCTGCCCCACCTCGGACTGCATCGCCGGCCCGAAGCTACGCCCGGCCGCCTTGCCCGCGTCCTCTCCGGCTTTCGCCGCGGCGGGCACCAAGGCTGACTTGAGGTGGTTGTAGATCCCCTTGGTGTTGGGGATGACATCGACCTCGACGGATCCGACGGAGATGGCCACAGGAGGACTCCCTCCCGCGCGTCAGGCCGCGCCTCCGTTGATGAGCTGGAACAGCCGCTCGGCGGCAGCGTCCGACATGGGTGCCGTCTTCTTCTTGCGGGGCTGAGCCCCAGGGCGGCGGATCGGCTCGGGCTGATCCGGCCGCTGCGACTTCTTCTCCGTGTTGACGCAGATCAGCGTGTACTGGAGCTGCGCCACCCGGTCCGCCAGCAGCGCCAGCAACTGCTCGGCCTGCGACCAGCGGCCCTTCTCCGGCTCGCCCAGGTCCGCCTGCTCATCCAGCTCGACGTCGGACAGGCTGTTGCGGATGGCGGTCATCGTGTGCGACTCGGGCGGCAGATGCTGGATCAGCACCCGCAGCCACGCCCACGTCCGCCGCCCGGCCAGCACGTCGGTGATGTCGTAGTGCCGGTCGATGAGGTCAGCTCTTACCGCCTCCGGGTGCTCCTGCCAGACCGAGACGGCCCACCGGATTTCCCCAGGTCCTCACCCCCGGCGCGGGCCGCGGCCTCCGCGAACCGGCCGATCGCGTCCATGTCCGGGTCGAGGTCCTCGTACACCTCGACGTCGTCCTCGTGGAGGACGAGCGCCATGAAGGCGTCCATGTCGCCGGAGTTCAGGGCGCGGAACGCGGACGCGCGCCAGCGGCCGGCCGGGAGGGCTCGGACGTCCTTGGTGACGCCGTCGTAGCCGGCGAGGGGCACCGGCACGTAGGGGTCGAGTTCCTGCTCGGCTTCCGCCTCCTGCGCGGCGGCGGCGTCGAGTTCCTTCTTCGTCGTGGGCATAGCGCGGGCCTCTTCTCTCTTCCGGGCGCGGGCCAGTGGGGAGGTGGCGGGCCGGGCCCGCGCCAGAGGGCGGCCCGCCACCAGTCATGGGGGTCCGTCAGGACCCGGTGTACTCGGGCGTCGCAGGCAGACGGTCCGCGTGGTAGACGGTGTTGCCCTCCGTGTCGGGATAGGCGGTGATCGTCCACTCGTAGCCGGCCGTCTCGTCCTGCTTGTGGTTCACGTCCGAGCGCTCCGACACCTCGCCCTCGGGCACGTAGAACCCCTGCATGACGTTGCCGTCGATGACGATGAACCACCAGGCGCGGCGGTCCGGCAGCGGCGACGCGGTCTCCGCGTAGGTCGTCAGCCCGTCCTCGTCGGGCGCCAGATCCGCCTCGGCGATCCGGTACTGGATCGACTTGACCGTTGTCCGGCTGGTCTCCCACGCCGTCAGGCCGAACGTGCGGACGGACTTGGTGATGGTCGTGCGCCACGGCGACGTGTAGCCCCAGGGGGTGTACTCCTCCGAGTCCTCGTCGAAGCCCTGCGTCAGACCGTCCTCCGAGATGCCGCCGATGGGCTGCCACAGCCCCGTCGGTTGGATCAGCGGATCGCCAGGGGAGGTGGTTCCGACAGGCGCCGTCCATCCACCTCCGTTCGCACCGATCGCTGACAAGTCCGCAGCGCGAGTGATGTTGACCATCAGGGGGTCTCCCAACATGCGAAAACCCCGCACACGGGCGGGGTTGGCTTACAGGTCCGGCGCGGGCCTGGCCGGTCAGGAGACCGGGTGAACGAACATCTGATACGTGGCCCCACAGCGGCGGAGCCCCGTGTTCTCGTATGGGCGGATCGCGGGCGGCGGATCCGAGGAGATTCGCCCCCACGTGGCGTTGCTGGTCGTGCTGCCCCGCAGCTCGCCGAGGAGAGCGCCGCGGATCGTCGCCGACAGGGCGATCGCCTCACCGCGGGTGGCGGCATACACGTCGACGTCGACGAGCGCCCGGTCCAGCCGGAACCCGTCATCACCGCCAGCCGGAAGCCGCTGCACCTGCACCGTCGGCAGCTCGTTCAGCAGGTTGTTGTCGAGTTCGTCGCGCACCACCACGCCGCCGCCGAGCCGCTCCTGCAGCCAGCCGATCAGCTCCAGCTCGACATCCACCGACCCGACCGCCGCCATCACCGGCCGCCCGCCTGCGCCGCCCGCAGCAGCACATGATGCGCGTGGACACGTTCGGTGCCGTACTCCACCCACCGGGCATACGGCGCGCTGTTCCACACAGTGGCCACCGCACGGTCTTTACGGCGCCCGCCACGGCGCGTACTCGTCGAATGCCACGACGCCTTGTACAGACCCGGGTGCGGATCCCACGCCGCCGTACCCACCGGGGAGATGCCGGCCGCCGCGTCCTTGATGACGTCGGCGCGGCGCAGCATCTCCACCTCCACCATGCGGCTACGCAGCAGCTCCCCGACACCCTTCCGGGACATCTTGAACTTCGCAGCCATGCGCACCTCCTAGCCGGTGACCCGATCGGCAGCGAACTGCACCGGACCCGCAGTGCCTGTGAAGGGGCTGCGGCCCCAGTCGCCCGGCTGACCGGTCACCTCGCACACCTCGCCGCGGATACGGAACTGGTCCGTCGTCAGCACATCGCTCCCGGGCGGCGTGTAGACCGTGTAGCCGACGATGACCGTGTCCCGCCCCGTCTGCTCCGGGCCACCCACTGCAGGCGTCTCCGCCCGAGGCGTCACCACACAGCCCGGCATGTCCGTCTCCACCAGCGGCCCCGGAATCGGCTGACCCCGCGGGTCCCGGCCCGGCGACTCGCCACGCCGCAGACGCACCACCGTCTCCCCATACGGGTACGGGGCGGGCATCAGACCCAGCCCCAGCCAGGCTCGTACTCCAGGCCCGGCCCGTAGGAGTAGTCGATCGGATATGTCGGCGACGGGTCCGCGGTGTCCGGCGTCGGATCGACCGTGAACGCCCCGCCACGACCCGCCATGCTCTTGAGTGCCGACTTGTCGGCCTTCGTCAGATACAGGCCGCCGGACCCCTGCGGGCGCTGCACCGACATCGGCCCGATCGTCTCGTAGCTGACGCTCTGCGGGTTCACATACGCGCGGCCCGCAGCCGACAGCACCACAGCCTTCGCACCATCCGGCAGCGGCGTCACCACCGCCAGACACAGATTCGTGGCCTGCTGCAGCAGCAGATCCGCCCGAGCCCCCTGAATCTCGTCGAGACCCAGATACAGGGCCAGATCCTCCGCAGACGGCACCGTGTACGCCATCTGGGTCTCCTCTCAGGCGAGGGCCTCGACGGTGTCGCACCATGCAGCCAGCTCGGCCGCCGGATCCAGCTCCCGGGACCGGGCACGGGCCCGCTTCGCCGCCAGCCGGTACTCGGCCGGATCGCCCAGCAGTCGCCGCAGCACCGCCTCGTAGCCGTCGAGGTCGTTGCGGTCGACGAAGATCCCGGCCTCACCCAGCGACTCGCACAGCCCCGGCGTCGGATGCGCCACCACCGGAATCCCGGAAGCGAGCGCCTCACAGCCGGCCCGACCCCACGACTCATACGAGGACGGCATCAGCAGCACCCGCGTGCGGGCGTACACCTGCTGGGCCATGTCCTCCCCCGGCACCTGCGGCAGCACCTCGACGTTGTCGAGACCGTCGAAGTCGACCTGCTCGCCGTAGGCGCCGCGGACCGCGAGGAACTGCTGCTCCGGCATCCGCTCCGCCAACCGCCGCAGCACGTTCCCGCCCTTGGCTTCGCAGCAGTTGATGAGCGTCACCGCGCTGCCAGGCTTCGCCTTGTACTCGTCGGCAAACACCGGAGGCCGCACGATAAGGCTGGACGCGGGGCGGACGGACTTCGGGTACTCGGCGAAGAACAGCTCCGCCTCCGCCTCCATCCAGCGGCTGTTGTACACCGCCAGCGCCGTCTGCCCAGCCGCGGCGTCCCGGAACGTCGTCCTGTGCGTGTTGTGGCAGATCACCACCATCGGCTTGCCGTAGCCGCGGGCCAGAGACGACGTCGACGGCACGCACTCCAGATGCGACACCAGCACATCCGCCCTGCGCACCGCCGTAGCGAAGTCCAAGCGCGACTCCAGCGGCACGATGCGGATGCCCCGATACTCGTAGACCTCATGGGCCTTCCCGTACCGGGACAGCCACACCTCCACCTCGTGACCGCGCTCCACCAGCGGACGCAGCATGCTGATGAGCATGTGCTCGGCGCCCGCATTGTGCTCCGGCGGTGCCGCATGCACCCGGGCGACGAGCCTCATGCTCAGGTCCCGCTGGGGGTGCCGGTGAACTTGACGAACGCCTCGGCGTCGCCCAGGACGAAGCCGTAGTACGCCTCGGCCAGCAGCAGCACCAGGTTCTCCTGGAACGCCGAGTGGACGCCGCCCTCCTCGTCGATGTACGTCGCCTCACGGGACAGCTTGACGCTGATCTCCATGCCCACACCGAACGCCGCCTGCGACCAGTCGCCGCCCACAGCCCGGAGTCCGGAATCGGTGCTGGTCGACTGACGGCGCAGCTTGCCGCTGACGGAACGCGAGTAGGCGAGCGGCTCGCCGATCAGCTCACCCTGCAGAGCCGCCCCCGTGCCGGCGCCCGGCTGCCGGGTCTGCACGAACAGCGGCTCGCCCGTCGTCGATGTCGCGGACAGCAGCTTGGGCTTCAGCCGGTTGTCGGCGACGGTGCCGGTGTAGTCCCAGTCGTCGTCGATGATCTGGTCCAGGCCCTCGACGAAGTCGCCCCAGACGCCGCCCATGTTCTGCGCCGTGGTGCCCAGCGACACGCTCTTGCTGGTCATTGCCAGGTAGTCCGCGAACGGGCCGGTGCTGCCGGCCATGTTCTTGCCGTGGATGGTGGCCATGTCGAAGGCGCGGGCGAACGCGGTCGGAAGGTCCCGCTGCAGCTGGGTCCACAGGCCCGCCGCGTTGGACTGGGCGACCTCCATGGACACGGGGATCAGCGTCGCGATCTTCTTTCCGGACATCTGCTTGACCTCGACGCCGCCACTCGACAGCGGCTTCTTGCCGCCCTCGGCGACCCAGTCCGCGGTCGGCACGTCCAGCGGCACCGGCACCGCCGTGTTCGCCGTCATGGACAGCGGAACACGCCGCGCCAGCGACATGACCGCGGAGCCTTCGACGGACTTCTCGAAGATCGGGGCGACCAGGGTCTCCGGAAGGAAGACCGGGTCGACCGCAGACAGCTTGATCGGATCGGTGGTTGCCATCGGGGGCTACCTTTCTCAGTGGCCCCGTGCGAGGCCCTGCTTCATGAAGTCGGCGAACACCGCCGACGGGTCAGATGGGGTTCGATTGCCGTTGCCCGACGAGCCCTGAGACCGGTCCGGAGCAGGCCGCCGCGGGCTGGTGTCCGCCGGCTTCGCGAGATGCGGCTTCGCCTTGAGGAGCGCCTTGAGGTCCGCGCGGATCTGCTCCGCGTCGACCTCTCCGTCGTCGCTCACGTAGCCGTCGAGCGACAGGAACGCCGCAGCGTCCTCCGGGTCGGCGAACTCGCCAGCGGCCAAAGCCCGCACCTCCGCGCGGACCGCCCGCTGCTGCACCGCAGCGACGCGCTCCTCGGCGGCCTTGAGCTGGCTGGCAAGCCGCTCGGCCTCCGACTTCTGCGCCTCCTCGGCCTCCCACGCCTTCTGTGCGAACGGCTCCAGTTCCTTGGCCGTAGTCCGATACTTCGCAGCTTCCTTACGGAGCTTCTCGATCTCCCGGCGTGCCTTCTCCGGGTCGTGCCACGGATCCGTCTTGCCGCCCTCCGGGGGCTGCTCGGCGGTCTGCTGCGGCTCGGTTGACTGCTCGCCCTCCGCCGGCTGTTCCGGGGCAGGGCTGTTCGGCTCTTCGGGCATGGCTGAGTCGCCCTCCTGGGGCTGAGAAAGGGCCACCACCAGGGCAGCCACGGGGTTGTGTCAGTGAGCAGCAGGCAGATGCCCGTGCTCAGCCAGCGCCCGCCGGAAGCGAGCCAACTGGTCTCCGGAGTGCGGTGCGGCGTACTCCTGGTACAGCCGCTCCCACTCCTTGGCCTTGTCGGACAGCTCGAACGACTGCCCTCGGAAGATCGGGACCACGCCGCAATGGCAGCCGTCATGGGCCCGGAAGTTCGCCGTATCCCGCTCATACACCGCGCCGCGGATCGCGAGGGCCTTACAGAAATGGCAGGCTCCGAGCGCCGCGGTACGCGCCCAGCCGGTGGCCTGCCGGTCCCGGCGCACGGCCTCCCGCACCGCCTCCCGGCCCTGATCAGCCACGAGTTTCTGGGCGACCGCCTCCGCCTTCTTCCCGGCCTGCTCCAGCCGCACATCCAGCGGCGCAAGCTGCGCCGGCGTCGCCTCCTCCTCGGTCCGCGGCCACAGGTCCTTCGTGGCCCACCGCAGGCTGGCCTCAGTCTTCTCCACCGGAGGCGGACCGATCAGCGGCACCGTGAACCGACCCGTCACCCGAGCCGCCACACGCTCCGCCTCATAGAAATCCGCGGCCAGCGACACCGACGCGTCCGCATAGTCGTCGACCACAGCCCGCACAGCCTCGACCCAATCCGGCACCGACGCCTCCAGACGGGTCGGCACGATCAGCCGCCGCAGCTTCCGCACATCCCGCCCGAGCAGCCGCGTCAAACCCCGCTGCGCACGACGCCAGCGACCCACACGGTCACCGTCATCCGAGACCGTCGTCGCCACCGTCAGGCTCCTCTGGCTCCTCGTCCGGCTGGTCCTCCGCGCCGAGCTGACTCAACCGGTCCAGCACCTGGCGGCCCTGCGAACGGCGCCGCTCCGCCGCCACACGCTGCCGCTGATCCTCCGACAGGCCCGCCATCTCCAGCACGACCTCACCGTCCGCCGGGAGGATGCCCGCCTGGACGAGCTTCACCGCGGCGTCCGTCTGCTGCGCCACCGTCGGCGTCGCCGGATCCCGCCACACGCACTCGATCCGCCGTGTGCGCTCCGGCGGCTCTCCGTCACGCACCCACAGCGCCAGCCGCATCACATCCGACCACGCCCCGCCGAACCGGCGGCAGCGGCGCTCGGCACGCTTCACGAGCTGCGCCTCGCTGCTACGGATGGCGTCCGCCGAGGCCGGGTTGTCCGTCGTGTAGCCCAGGTAGTGCGGCGGCAGACCGAGCTGCGTCGCCATGATCCGCGCATACAGGTCGATGATCTTCGTGAAGGTCTGCGGATCGTGCGCAGGGAACTGACCGACCTGCGGGATCTGCCCGTCCTCATCCCGCTCCAGGGCCAGCACCCGACCGATGTATGTCTCCCACGCCGACTTGGTGTTGCCCTCAGCGTCCTGAAACGCGGCCTCCGAGGCACCGAGGATGTACCTGGGAGGTGCCCCATAGAACTCGGAGGTTATCTCCATGCTCATCAGCCGCCGGCACGCCGCATCCGTGATCGACATGACCTCCGGCGTGATCTCCGACTTGCCCACCCGGTCCGCGGTCCGCTGCCGATTCGCCATGCGAATCACCGGCACCACACCCAGGCCGTGCATGTCCCGGTCGAAGACCTCCCAGCCGCCGTTCGCCTCCGCCGCATGCACCGTCTCATCCGGCAGATACAGCGTGATCACGCGCACGCCATCCTCAACCGACTCCCGCAGCGCCGAGGTCGCCACCCGCGCACGGGCATCCCAGAACAGCGTCATATCCAGCGGCGACTCGGCGGTGATCAGCGGCGGGCAGTCATCCGTACCGCAATCCCCCGACCCGACCGCGATGTACTCCCGGCCGTAGGTCAGCGCGTCCAGATGCGCGAGCGACGACTCATCGAACAGATCGTTCGCCTCGGCGACCTCCCGCAGATCCTCCGCATCCGCACCATCAGCCCACCGGAACGCCTCCAACTCCAGCCGCTGCTCCAACGCCTCCACACCGATCCGCGGCCAGCCAATCACCGTATGCAGACCCTGCAGCTGCGGCGGAATGCTGATGCCCAAGTCCCTGACGAGCTGCTCGCCGTTGAAATAGCTGTCCAGCAGCTCCAGCCGGAACCGGTGCTCCATCAAATCCGTGCGCAGCGCCGTCACCAGCGCCAACTCATCATCCGACAAACCCAGCAAAGGCAGCTCAGGAATCGTGGCGGCCACAGGTCACCGCCCCTCACCTCAACACGACGACCCGCCCCTTACCAGGCGCGCCCTTCCGTTTCCCGAACTGCTCACTGTTCAGCACCATCCGCCGCAGCATCCTGGCGCCGATCGCACACACCGCCAAGTCGACCTTCCGCGCCGACTCCCGATGCTCCTTGCCGATCGAATAGCCCCAGGCGTTCGTCCGGCGCCGAGCGTTCGCGATGTGCTGCCGCAGCACCCTGTGCCCGTCATGCGGCACCTGCCGCTCAAGCACATCCCGGTAGAACCGGTCCACGGCCTCCGTGAATGTCTGCTGACGGCGCCGGTCCCGCATGTCCCACATGACCGCGTGCCGGTTCGCGCCACCCGACACGGCCTTCAGCTTCAGCTGACGCCCGTAGCGCTGCGCCCACGCGTCGATGTAGCCATCCCAGTACCGCTCGCCGTCCGCCTCGTCGAAACCCGAACCCGGGTCAGCGAAGAACGCCACCGGCCGGTACTCGGCAAACACGCGATCCACAACACCGTCGACCTGCTCGCGCGGCACCCGCCACGGCGTGTCCTCCAGCCAGTTCGCCGGCCGCTGCCACACACCCAGCGTCTTCACCAGCCCATCCGACAGACGGCAGCCAACCAAGCCGGTCGCGTCGTCGCTCTTCGAGCCGTCGAAGAACAGCACCAACTCATCCCGCGGCGCAAGGTCCATCCCCTCGTGCGGATTCGCGTCCCACTCGTACCGAGCCAGAAACGCATCCTCCGCAGCGACGATCTGGTTGAACCAGAACCTGCGCGACCGCGACGGCGGATTCCGGGTATCGAGAATCGACGCCTTCAACCGGTCGATGTCCAGCCACGTTGAATCCCCCCGCACCGCCTCCAACGTCGGAACGATCCACTCCTCCGTCAGCAGCGCCTCAGCCGGCGCCTCCAACGAGTCGTAGAACAGGCCCGTGTCCAGCGCCCGACCCGACTGCGACGACTCGAAAGCCTCCCGCGTCCGCTCCGCGACACTGTCCTCACCTGGCTCGTAAGCGTTCGTGTCCGCCAACGTCCGCGCCTGGCCATCCGCCGACTTCGTCGCGTTCCGCTCGATGACCGCCGCCATCTCATGGCCGCCGTTGGACTCCACCCAGTGATGTGTCTCGCCCATCGACGTGAACGTCGGACGACCGCCCTCCAGCGCCCGCGGCGAACTCGTCACCGCCTCGATCCGGGCCCGCCCCTTGTCGGCATAGATGATCTCCTTGCCGAGGTCGATGCGGTACTCCTCCAGCGCCCGCTTCGTGAACAAGCTCGGGAACAGCGTCATCGTGTTCCGCGTCTGGTCCTGCGACACCGCCGCGATCTGCACCCACGCCGCAGGATGCTGTACCCCGATCGGCTGGCCCGGCGGAATCCCCCACTCGTCGCCCTCGTCCGCTACCCGCCCCGACGGCCGGCACGGGCCGACGAACTCGAAGCCCGCCCACGTCGCCTTCACCGGGTCCTTGCCCCAGCCCTTCAGGCGCTGCAGGACACCATCACGCCACAGGAACCGGTTCGTCGCCGGATCCAGCGCGTACCACCACAGCGTCAGCCGGGCCTGCTCGGGCGTGTACCGCCACGGCGCCCCCACATGGTGCTGCAGGTACGTCGCAGTCCACGCCAGACAGTGCCAGCCCAGCGTGTACTCGGGAAGGAGGAACCGGCCGTCCGGACCCCGCTTCCACGTCGGCCCGATCGTGAACGGAGTGACGACCTCGGGGACCCGCTCAGACTCCGCAGCCATCGAGTTGCCCGAGCACAAACCCGCGACGCGAAAGGTGCGCAACCAGCGCCTCGACCTGATCACGAGCAGGACTCCGCTCGAAACCAGGCAACCGCACCACGACGACATCCCTGATGCCATGCGACCGGCGGCCATCCGCGAACGAGAACTGACCCTGCGGAATCTCGTACCGCCGAGCCCAGCACAGCATTTCTTCCATGCTGCCCGCACACACCAGGAACCTCAGCACGTCAGCCCCCGATCGCAGCACGGTAGTCGGCGATCGCTGTCACGCCTGCCGGAGCCTGCTGCTGCGCAGGCTTCCGCTCCAGCTCGATCCGAGCCCGCCGGCGGTCCCCTTCCGTCGTCAGCAGCCGGGCCATCACGCTGTCGAGCGCCGACACGAACTGCCCATTCGGCGGCCGATCCGACGACAAGCCCCGCGACATCAGCTCAGCCGCATACCGGGCCATCGCCCAGTCCGACGGCTGATAGAACGCGGCCTGCCCCGACTCCCGCAGGCTGAGGTACCAGTCCCGCGCGATCGGATGCCACAACTCGTCCGGCTCCGGAAGCTCCGGCAGATCCACCGGCGCCCCCGACGGAGCCTTCGCCAGTTCGGGGCCCTCGTCCTTGTTCCGCCGTCGCCGCTCCTCCGAGCGCTTGGGGATAGGACCGTGCGTGCCCATGGCGACCTCCAGGGTCTGGCCCGCCTCCGGGGCGAGCGGGTGGGCGGATGAAGCACCGCGGGTGGGCGCCTCCAGGGCGACCGAGTCACGGTGGACGATCAAGAGGGCGGGGGCCTAGGGAACCCGTACAGACGGTCAGGTGCTATACGGCCCCGATGGCTGTGATCATGGGGGGAAGATCATCCCCCCAGGTGATCTTGAGGCGGATGATCTTCGAGAAGATCACGGATCATCGTGCGCGATCACTCCGACTGATCATTCACGGCTCGCGACGATCAACCTCGACCGCCGCGCACAGCCCGACGCCGCTCGCAGCTCACCGATTTCGATCACTCGACGAACATCAACTCGAACAGTTGCTCATGCTCGACACCTGATCACATGCCTCGCATGGCCTCACGCCTGCCTGCGCCCTGCCCCTACCGGTGCCCCACCACCGGAGAGGAGGGGTCCGACGTGGTGGCACCCAGCCTGCCTTGCCCATGCTCGGAGGGTTGCCTTGTGGCTGCGTCAGCTACCTGTCAGCTCGCCTTGGGTTGGGCAGCTCGCCTGGCGTTGAGGTTCCGTCGAGCGGTTCGATAGTTCCGACGCCAGCACTCCCGGCACTGTCGCCTGCCGGACTTGGGCTCGACGTAATACGCATCAGATCGAGTCAAGTCGTGGCCGTTCTTGCACCTGCCACCTTGACGAGCGTCGTATCCGCGTTGGATGTTCACGGCCCGTGCCACTGGCTCTAGATGTCCAGGGTTGACGCATGCCCGGTTGCGGCACAGGTGGTCCAGTTCGGCACCTTCAGGGATGGGGCCACAGTGTTCGGCGTAGAAGACTCGGTGGGCCAATCGTGTCCCGTGGATCTGGCGTGAGGTCCTGCCGTAGCCGTTGGAATAGCGCGCACCCTGCCACTCCCAGCATCCCGTTGGGGCGACGGCGTAGCGCAGGAGATTGTTCAGGTGCGGGTCGTCCGTGGTGCCGGTCGTCCTTGCGCGGCGGTAGTGGAGTTCGCACATGTCGTTCCTCAGCCGGCCCGGCACGCACTCTTCGTTGCCGATCTGGCAGGGGCACGTGCGTGTGCCCTGGCCTTGCAGGTTTATGGCCTGCTGGTCGCCGCATGGCTGGCAGTACTTGGCGTTGCCGTGACGGTGGGATATGTCCGTTCCGCAGTGTGCGCATGCGCGGGTAGCCTTGGGCATGTCGATCTCCTACTTGGATCGGCCGTGCCCCGGGAGTGTGTCCGCACTCGCCGGGGTCTGTGCTTCTAGTATCTCAACCGCCCCTGACAGCGTGGTCGTTCAGCGGCGTCGCCGTGCTGAAGTGCGGCCGACATTGCGGCGGTCGCCGGGCCAGACCCCTGTCATCTCCCGGTGGAGGCGGGCGCAATATCCGGCGGCGCGGCTGCCGAGGTAGCGCTTGAGGTGGCGCTTGCACCGGGTGAAGTCCGACGGGGTGTTCCAGCGGATCTTGGTGGTCCCGCCCTTGCCGGGGCCCCAGTATTGCTTCAGGGCGGCGGCATTGCCGCGGTTGCCCCTGTTGCTGCGTCCTCGCCCCTTGCTGGCCACGTGGATCACTCCTCGGGCTGCTGGTCCTGGTCGATGCGGGTGATGGTGGCTCCGCTGTGTGCGGGTATGGCGATGCAGGTGCCGTGTGGGTCGGCGAGTACAGCCCAGCCGTGGTCGATGGTGAGGGTGAGGTGGTTGTCCTCGGCGAGGATGTCCTCGCCCTGCCCCTTCGGATAGCGGATCAGGAACGCGGGCACGTGGTCACCTCAGCCCTGGATGCCGTTCGGGTGGGCGCCGTCTGCCGGGCCGCGGGTTGGCGCGTTGTGCGGCGTTGCCCTCGGCGCTGGACTTGCGGCCGTGGCATTCGGCGCACACGCCCTGCAACTTGGCGGGCTGGTGGTCGTCGGTCTTGGCTTTGATGTGGTCGCAGTGCGAACTGGGCCGCACGCCGCAGAGGACGCAGATCGGATCCCGGGCGAGGACTTCGGCGCGGATCTTCTTCCAGCCTCGGGGTAGCCGGCTCACACGATCCGAGCCCTGCCAGCCGCCGCTCATGGTTCGTCGTCTTCGTCGGCGAGGTCGTAGCCGCTGTTTTCGACGGCTTGTGCGGCGGTGACCATGCCGAGTGCGGTGACCCAGTCGACCGCGTCGGAGCGGCCTTTGACTAGGTGGACGCTGCCGTCGGCTTTGATGACTTTGAGGATGACGATGGCGTCCATGGTCATGTCGCCGTCGTCGATGTCGGCGGTGAGGCCGATCGCGTCGAGCATCTGCCCGATGGGCTGGTCAGCCACGGCGGGACCACCACCACACGCCGAGCGTGTTGCCGCGCATGGTCTCGACGCCGCCGCCGAGCTGGGCGAGGACGTGGTCCATGTCGTCGGGGTCCCACTGGTGCAGATGGGCTTCGTGCGGGTTGCCGTCGACGGCGCCCTGCTGGGAGTCGACGATGGGCACCGATACGAGGATGTGCCACGCGCCGGCGGCCTCGACGCGCTCCAGCAGTGCGACGGCGTCTTCGCGCGGCATGTGTTCGAGGACGTCGCCGAGGATGACAAGATCCCGGTGGAACAGGTGGTCCGCCGACTCGCGCACGTCTTCGATGTGGATCTCGTCGTACATGGTGCGGGTCTTCGTCGAGCGCAGCTTGTACTTGGCCACGTAGGGCTTGTGGATCTCGACTGCGGTCCACCACACGCCCTTGTGCACGGGCCGGAACAGTCGCGCGTAGGTGCCCTCTCCGGGGCCGACGTCGCACACGGTGTCGGGCAGGTGCCGCTCGAACCGGGTCAGGGACCAGTCCTTGCCCTCGGCGTCACTCGTCGGCATCAGTCCACCACCGCTTCGTAGTAGAGGATGGTCTCTCGGGGTGCGCTGAAGAGGATGCGCATCTGGTCGTCCATGAGGGTCAGCCAGTCGGGCCCTCGCTCGATGGCGGACACGGCGCGGGCGGTGCAGGTGTCGCCGTCGCGGAACTCGATGTGGTAGTTCGTCGGCGGCGGGTTCTTCACGTGGGTCATGGCGCGGGCTCCTTGTGTTGGGAGGGTCCTGCTGCCCGCACCCTCCCGACGGCGGGCAGCAGGGGTCAGGATGTTGGTGGCCGCCCCGTGCCCTCGGCGGGGCGGCCACCATGGGGCTCAACAGCTGGGCTGGAGCACCCGGTCTACGCGGCCCGCGGGGCGCGTTGGGGTGTGGGCCGGTAGGTGCGTGCGAGGGCTTCGATCTCAGGCAGGGCGTACATGGTGCGGGCGAAGTGTCCGATACCGAGGGGCCGGCCGTCACCGTCGAACTTGCGGATCTTCCCGCGTGACGCCCACTTGCGGATCACCTGCTGCGGGACGCCGGTACGTTCGGCGGCTTCGTGGGCGAAGACGAGGTCTTCGACCTGGAGGTAGATGACGTCCACGGCACACCCCCGACATGACGAAACCCCCGCACTCTGGCGGGGGTCCGGTGGCATTTAGGGCGCAGTGAGCCCGTCTGCGATCAGTGTGACATAGCCGGGAATCCTCCGGCAAGCAAGACCTCAACGGCGCCGAGTCACCCGGTCCACATGGGCGTGTCCCGTTGCCATTCCCAGCGCTAGGAACAGCGGGCAGGCGACCAGAGCGAAGACTGTGGTGTCGTGACCGGCGCCCTTCATGCCGGCCATGAAGCCGAGGTAGCCGACAGACACAGCGGCCATGAGTGCGATCGGCGGTACCCACTCGACAGACCGCTTGATGGCGCTGAAGGCCCGAACATTCAGGCGGTAGTAGGCGCGGGCTGCACGGACGATGAGCATGGAACCTCCAAGGGCTGCTTCCAGGGTAGAGGTGTGGCCCCGCCGCACTGGGGGTTTGGCGGGGCCACAAGGGGGGTGGCTGGCTAGTAGGCGAGGTCTTTCTTCAGCTTGTCCACGTCGGGGCCGCTGTCGGTCTTGGGCATTTTCCACCGGTAGGTGGTGCCGGCGCCGTCGGTGTAGAGGAGGGTGCCGCCGCGCTGGGCGTCGCTGAGGTCGAATACGGCGGAGTCCCACGCCCATGTGCCGGCTGCGATGTTGCCGCCGCCGTTGAAGTGTTCGGGGGTGACGTTGAATGCGGCGTCTCCGTCGCCGTCACCGATGGCCTGCCCGTCTGGTGTGGCCCATTTCCAGCCGCCTCCGCCGGCGGGGGCTTCTTCGGAGGTGTCGACGGCGTTGGTGGCTTTGTCTTTGGTGGTGACGACGGCGAACAGGTCGTTGTCGGGGGTTTCGCCGGTGGCTTTGTCGACGTAGACGACGGTGGTGGGTGTGATCTCCAGTTCGCCGGTGCCGTCGCCGCCGATGGTGGTTTGTGCTTCGCCGAGCTTGTGGTTCTTGGGCTGCTCGGGCTTGCGGGGTTTGCCGCCGTTGCCGACGGCGTTGGGGCCGCAGAGTTCGTTCCAGTCGGCTTGGGACAGGTCGGAGTCTTTCCCGCAGCCCTTGTCGGCGGTCTTCTTCGGCTCGGTGTCGGCGTGTCCGCCGCCGTCGTTGTTGCTGCAGGCGGTGAGGGGCAGCAGGGACAGGACGGCCACGGTCGCGTATATGCGGATCTTCACGATTCCCCCCTTGTGGTTGAGAAGCGGATCGTATCGACGGCCTGACGCCGTCGGGAGCCGTATGCGACGGGTGTGACCGTTCCGTGCCCCAACGGCCCCCGCTTCGGCGGGGGCCTACAGTGGGCGACACCGCCCCTCCCGATATCCCCGGGAGGGGCGGGCCGGGTCAGACGCGGACGAGGGCCTTGCCCAGTTCCTTGAGGAACTCCTGCTGGGTCTTCTTGGCGACGTCGTCGTCGGTGCACACGGAGCTGTTGTTGTACTCGGCGAGGGTCTGCAGGCCCTTGGGGATGTGTGTGTAGAACGGGCCGTACAGGTTCCAGGCGCGTTCGGCGGACATGGTGCCGCACATGGGCATGGGCCGGCCGGTGATGGTCGACGACATGCGGGTGAACGTGTACTCGTGGACGAGGTCGGACCAGGAGCCGGACCAGGTCTTGTTGGGGACGATGCAGTAGTAGGTCTTGCCGATCACGACGGCCTTCGCGAACTTCCGGCCGTCCTTGCCTGCCTTGTGCTGGGCGATCTGCTGGTCGATGGCGGAGAAGATTCCCATGGTGTGCTCCTTCGGTGGGGTGTGGTTAGCGCCAGGTCCAGGCGCTGCGGGTGTTGGCGGCGTTGCGGGCTGAGTCGGCGAGCTGCTGGGCGTCGAGGGCCCAGTCGGCGGGCATCTTGGGGTGCTGTGCGGCGGTGGTGAGGATGCGCGCCATGTCGCCGGCGTCGCGGGCGGTGACGGTGAACGGGTCACCGGACCGCCGGGCGAAGATGGAGCGCACGCGGCGCCAGTCGCGGCCGGGCAGCACGTGCGCGATGTGCTGGCCGAGGTTGCTGATGCTGGTGTACGAGCGGCGCATGTCGTCGCAGTCGGGGCGGTGCGAGATGTTCCAACCCATCGGGTTTCTCCTTCAGTCGTTGGCGCGGCGGTAGGTCGCGGCGAGGTCGGGGTCCTTGGCGGCTTCCTTGAGGCGCTTCTTCAGGTCGGTGTCGCTGTAGACGGCGATGCCGGTGCTCGATCCGGTGCAGCCGGGGAGGCGCTTGCCGGACCGGGATCGGATGGTGAGGACGTACTTCGCGGTGGGCATCGGGTTCTCCTTCAGCGGGTGATGGGTTCGGTGATTTGTGTCCAGCCGTGCATGTGCTCGGCCAGGGCCTGGTCGGTGGTGAGGTGGACGCGGTAGCCGGCGTCGTCGTGAAAGCGGAATGCCTGGGAATCGGCGGGGGCGGCTACTGTCCCGGTCTTGACGAACTTGATTCGGCCGGTCGGGTCGCGTCGGGTGACTCGGACCCGGTCTCCGGGGGCGGGTGTGTAGCTCGGCATGTGTTTCTCCTTCAGATTTCAGATGCCGCGGTCGGCGGCGCTGGTAGCTGCTTGGGCGAGGACGGCCGCAGCGTGCGCGGTGCTGGCCAGTCGCCGGTTCTGTTCGGGGATGGGGTCACCGCCGCCGAGAGCCCGGCGCAGCAGCAGACGGGCTTCGCCTTCGTCGGCGTGGGTGCGGGCTTCGGCCCGGATGGCTTCGGCGAGGCACATGCCGCCGCCGCTGTTGTGTGCGGCGTCTCGGCACCAGCCGTCGCGGAGGATGCGGGCTCGGGCCCGTTGGAGGAGCGCGGCGACGGGGGTCTGCTCGACGGCCGGCTGGGTGTCGACGGGCAGGTGCGGCACCGTCGGCGTGTCGAGGTGGGCGGTGTTCACCGCGTGGGCGAGGGCGGCCTCGTCGAGGCGGACGGTCATCGCAGCGTCGGCCATGGCCATGCGCGTCTCCAGGTCCAGCTCTCCCGCCGGGGCGACCGCCGGGGCGAGGGTGGCGGCGGTCATCGGGCCACCTCGGCGAGGAACTTCTGCAGCGGTCCGGTGCCGGACGGCCCCCACACCGGGTGGACGACGGCGACGGGCTGGGCGTCGCCGACGGCCCGGTAGGCGGTTCGGTGGATGCCGTGCCACATGCTGCGCAGGACCCGACCGTCAACACGCTGACCGAACACGGTGATCGGCTCGCCGTTGCGGTCGGTGACGACAGTCCACTGGCCGCCTGTCGTGGCCCGGAGTCCGTGCCGCTGGGCGGCGCGCCTCACGCGCTGCAGCATGTCCGGGTCGGCGACGAACCCCTCGACGGCGGCGCGCTGCCTCCAGCGGGCTCCGTCGTAGCCGGCGCCATCCGTCCCGGGCTGCGAGCAGGTGGTGAGGAACCCGGCCCGGTTGGCGGCAGCCAGAGGCGACACGAGCGGGCGGGTTTCCTCGTCGGGGCCGTAGCCGGCTTCGTTGCCGGGCCACGATTTGAGGTCGCCCTCCAGCCAGCGGGCCATGAGGTGGCCGAGGTCTGCGACGGTGCGGGCGTCGGCCCATGTGCGGCGGTCCGCGCGGGACATTCCCATGATCGAGTCTCCTGTTCGGCAGATGGTGCATATGTGGATCTTTCGGGCATTGTGGTACGTCGAGAGGTACGACAGTGGGGGGATAAGTGCAGGTGGGAGGTCAGTCAGAGGTACGTCACGGACTGTCCGAGGACTGCGCTCCCGACAGCGACTGTCGGACCTGTGTCAGACCTGCGACCTGCGGCGATCCCGTCGGCGACGTACCTCTGTCGGACCTCATTTCGCGCTCTGACCGGCCTGGACGATGTCGTCGAGGGTGTAGCCCGTCGACCGCTCCCCGCCGTCCGGGGACGGCACTCGGCGGGTCTCCAGCTCGACACCGGCCGCGTCGAGCGCGTCCTTGACGAGCTTCCCGGCGCGGGTCGCGTAGGCCCGGTCGGACTCCCCGTCGCGGCGGGCGTACTTCGACGGCTCGTGCACAGCGAACGCAGAGATCACCTCTCCGTTGGTGACCGACCCGCGGCCGGTCGCCTTCGCCAGCATCTCCAGCCGCTCCAGCACCGTCACCCGGCTGATGCGGCCGTTGCCGCGCTCGCCGCCGGCAGCCGACGACACGCCCGTCTCTCGCATCAGGTATGCCTCGATCGGGTCGTGCCACTGACCCGGCAGTCGTCCCGCCTCACGCCGCAGCTCGATCGCCTCGGCCGCGGCCACACGCTTCTCCTCCGGCTTCACCAGGAAGGAGCGGGCATCTACAACGCCAGTCTCCGGGGTGGACAGCCAGTGCCGGCCGGGCTGGTTGATGGGGATGCTGGCCGCGTTGTACCCCTCCCCAGTCATGCCGTCGCCGAGGATCGTGTTCGAGGCACTACCAGACTCGGTCTTCACCGCGGCCCGGCCGACGTGGTTCTGCCGAAGCCGGCCGCGGACCACATCCACCTCGGGCACCTGGGTGAGGTCGATGAGGATGATGCCGAGCGCGGCAGCGACGGCGGCGATCTGCGCCAGGTTCTCGGTGATCTCGTCGGCCCACTTGCTGGTGCCCTTGGGCGTGTAGGTGGCGAGTTCGTCGATGACGAGCAGCTCGATGCCGCCGAGGAGGCGCATCAGCTCGCCGTAGTGCTCATCGTCGATCTTCTCGAGGTTGTGCTGGTCGAGGATGTCGGACCGCCGGTCCAGGTCGTCGAGCACGCCGCGGAGGAACACGGCGAGGCGCTCGGGGTCGCGCTTGACGAACGTTGCCAGCAGCGGAGCGAACGGGTTGTGCTCGGCGGTGCCCTTGCCGTCGAAGACGCGGATGTTGACCCACGGGTCCTTGGCTGCCCCGATGAGGAGGTTGGCGAGGAACATGCCTTTGCCGCGGCGGGTGGCGCCTCCGACGAGGAGAGACGTGTCGCGAATGTGGAAGGAGATCGGGTTGCCGCGCTTGCCGAACGAGACGGGGATCCCGGTGTGCCAGGTGTCGGTCGGCCCGCGGTGCTGCAGGAGCGGCGAGGGGCGCACGACGTCGAAGGGGTTCTGGTCGGACACCCAGATCTTCAGGCGTGAGGCGTTGGAGCCTTCGCCCCGGTCGACGTCGAGGTCCATCCAGTCCCGATGGACGCCGAGGGCGGAGGCGAGCTGTTCGGCCTTGGTCAGGGCGGCCGTGGCGGGGATACCGGCGGGGAGTTCCGCGGTGTAGGCGGTGCCGGGGCCTTCGGTGCGGGGCAGGCCGACGCCGGTGATCTCGTCGGCGCGCCGTTCGGGGACGATGCCCGCTTCGACGAGGGCGCGGCGCATGGTTTCCTCGCCGAGCTGGCTCGCTTCCCGCGGCGCCTGGGACGGGCCGACCTCGCCCCTGGTGGGCTCGGGGGCGGGCGGGGTCGGCCGTCCGTTCACTGCACCGACGACGAAGGTGCCGATGGTGAGGGCCAGGTCGACCCAGAGTCCTCCGGTGACGACGCCGGTGGCGAGACCAGTAGCGCCCGCGGTCCCCCAGCCGCCGGTCTTGATCCAGTGCCAGCGCTTGTGGAGCCGGTATGCGGCGCGGCGCTCGGTGAGGCTGCGGCGGGCCGAGTCCTCGGCCGACACATCCCCCGACGCCGCCTTCAGCTCTGCCTTGGCGGAGGCGATCATCTGCGGGTAGTCGTCGCGGCGGGCGTCCAGCCAGCGGCGGCCGAGCTGCCGGTAGCCACGCACCGTCCACCCGACGTACAGGCGGTTGTCTGCGGCGTGCTGCCGGGCGCGGGCGGCGAGCGCCGCACCCGACTCGATCCACGCCGGCCGCACCGACTGCCCCTGATGCTCGACCACCGTCCCCTCAAACGGAGCCGGGGTGTCCTTCACGAGGGCCAGCGGAGGCCGGTCGGTGGCTGCCTCGGCGGCGTCGGCGGGGACCCGCACAGTGGTGTCGATACTCATCTCGTCGGGTCCTCTCACTTACCGTCGGCGGCAGCCGGCTTGGCCTGCTCGATGGCCGCCTGCTTCTTCGCCCCAGCGCTGTACGGCTGCGTGTCCCCGGGGGTCCGGCGAGGCGGTGTGCCGCCGTTGAAGCGGCGCCCGTCGGGCGCGTCAGGAGCCTTCTTCGAGCGGGCAGCCTTTTGGGAAGTGATCAGGGAGAACTCGCCCTCTATCGGCATCTCCGTGACCGTCTTCATTCGGGCCTGCGCAGCACGCGCCGTCGCCTCAATCTCGGTGGTGTAGCCGACCCTCTTCGAGCCGGTGACGACGTACCACGCCTCGCTCCAGATGGCTTCGGTGACGACCGCCTCACCGCGGGCCGAACGCAGCGACTCTGCTACCTCCCACACGTCCGGGTGCCGACGCTGACGGTCGCTGTCGCGGCGTTCCTGCTCGACCTCTGCACGCCGCTTCTGGTCGAGCCGCTCCGCCGCAGACTTCTCCTCGGCGGCGCGTTTCTCGGCCTTCGCCCGCTCCCGATCCTTCGCGGCGGCCTTCTCCGCCTTCTCCGTCGCGCGCCGCTCCCGGAACGAGGGAATGCCGTCGGCTTTCTGCGCGATGCCATGCTCGTAGGCCATCAGCACGATCGGCCCACCCAGCGAGGCGATGGCGCCGATCAGGCCCGCGTTGAAACCGATCCGCGCGTCGGCCATACCGCCGTACAGGTTGATGGCGGCGGCGATCAGCGCACCGAGCATGATGCCCACCCGGTACGGGGCCACGTCGCGCTTGTGGGCCACCGCCCACGCGGCGCCGCACGCGAGGACCAGAGCGAAACCCTCCAGCAGGCCGGGCGCGGCGATGAGGAACGGCCTCTCGGGGTCCCAGAAGTGCAGGAACTGCACCGGCGCGGCGATGATCAGACCGACGGCGTAGATTCCGCGGGCCCCCCACTTCCAGTACCTCTCGCTGCGCTGCTGCTCCGCGGCACGGTCAGCCTCTTGCTGCGCCTCCTCGGCTTCCTGCCGCTCGGCCTTGTCCTTCGCGGCCCGCTCCTCAGCGGCCTTGCGCTGCTGCTCGGCCATGTGCCGGTCGTGCGCGGCCTGGTCCTTCTCCAGCTTCAGCCGGGCCCGCTCGTTGGCGAGGCGCTGCTTCTCCGCCTCCTCCTTGGCGACGATCTCGGCGGCCTTGGCCTTGCCCTCGGCCTCGATGCGCAGGGCTTCGGACTCGGCGTAGGACTTGGATCGGATCGCGTCCGCCTTCGCCTGCTCCACCGGATCGGCGGCTTGGCGCTCGTAGCCGTTGACGTGCTCGGTAGCGGTAGACATCGGTCAGCCTCCTTCCGGTCAGACAGTTGAGTGCGGTCGGTTCTGGTGCTTGCTGGCGGCATCGGTGCGGATGCGGCCTTCGTCGATGGCCCCGTCGAACACGAGGGCCATGACGACGAGGCCGGCGATGGCGAGCCGTACCGGGGCGGGGGCGTCCAGCCCGACGAACCAGGCCAGACCCGCGATCAGCAGCGCGAGACGCGCCCTCGTCGCCGCGATCAACATCGAGATGTTCATGACGTCCTTCCAAAACTCAGGGGTGGGGTGCTTGGCCGGTTCTCCTTGGGCGCCCGGACCTCGTGCCGGGCACCCGCGGACAGCCGGTCAGCGGCTGTTCTTCTCCAGGGCCTTCAGGGCGACCGCGGTCTCACCCCGGCTGTGCGGGGCCAGCTCCTCCTCGACCGCGGCCCTGATCTCCTGCTCGGAACGACCCATCCGCTGCAGCCGCTCCATCAGCGTCACCACGCGGTCTGCCAGCTCGTTAGAAGCCATCTCGTCTTCCCTCCCTAGTGGTGGTCCGGCCGGTCTGGCCGGCTCCCCTCACCGCCCGACTGGGGGTGTGCCGGGCGGATCGGGCAGCCGTCAGCCCCGCGAATCGGACCGGGAAGGCTGCTGCTCGGAGGGGTCGGCGTCGATCCAGTCGAGGCCACCCCAGTCGGCGACACGGTCAGCCCACTCCGCCGCCACATCCGCCAGCGGACGCGACCGGCCCGGCCACACGAACTCGTCAGCCACGAACAGGGCCACCACACCGGCGCCCGTCGCCAGCAGAAACGCGGGCAAAAACCCGACACCCTGCGTGAACAGGAACGACGCCAGACCGGCAGCCACAGCCCACGAGACGAAGAACTCGGCCAGAGACAGCAGCCACACGACCACCGTCGCCACAACAGCCCGCATCACCGACCACCCGCCTCGGGCTGCGGCACCGCGCGGCACTGCTTGGCGTGGGCCTGCGCCTCACCGCGGGCGTCCGCGAGACCCGCCTGCGGGCTGTCCGGGTCCGACCGACGGTTCGACACCTGCTGCCCGCAGCCGCCGCACGGGCCGCCGAAGTTGTTGACCGGGTCGGGGCCGAACAGATCCACCGCCGCCCCACCCACCGTCAGATAGCGGGCCACCAGCCCCGCCGGCCAGGCACTCACGCCGCCACCCCCGCCGGCTGGGCGCCGAACAGCTCGATGGCGTGCAGCTCGTCGAACAGCGGCACCGAGTCGTCCGGGTTGGCCACGTCGTAGCGGCGGGCCTCCGCCAGCAGCCGCAGCTCGTCGAACCACACCCCCGTCCGACGCGCGGCGATGTAGTCCGTCACCAACTCCGCACGGTAGGCCGCATTCGCGTCCGCCACCGACACGGCGGCCCGGCGGTGGGCGGACAGGTCCGAAACCGTGGCGGCGTCGCCGTCGGACAGGGAGACGGGAGACGAGGACAGGGTCGTGACAGGATTCATTGCGGGTCCCTCCATGGGGGATCAAGGCCCCGGCCGGCGGTTGGGTCGCACGGCCGGGGCCGCTACGGGGTGAGAGTGAGATCAGGCGCTGGGCATGGCGTCGACGACGCGGCGCAGGTGCTCGACGTGGGCGGCGATCCGGTCCAGCTCGGCGCGCGCCTGGTGCTTGGACAGCTCGGAGAACTCGCCGGAGCCCGTCGCGTCGAACGCGAACCTCGGGCGGGACTCGCCGGCGAACGACCACTCGGCGATGTGCCCGACCAGAACGTCCTCCCGGCGGCTCACGCCCACCGGCGCCGAAACCGACAGGGAGTCGGACGAGTGGGAGACGTCCTCCAGGAAGTACTCGTCCCGGGCGGCATGCACGACGGTGCACCACGCCGGACAGTCGACGATCACACGCTGACCGCGGACGTAGGCGACGGCCTGGCGGGGGTGGTCCCCCGAGCTGGCGGGGGCGGACGTGGCTACACTGCTGCTCATGGGGTTGCTCCTTCTGCGATAAGGGGCTTCCTCGCCCCGTTCGGTGTTGGCGCACCGGACGGGGCTTTTTTCGTGGCCTGTTGTTCCGCCGCGATGACACCTATAGTTGCAACATGACGAAGCAGGCGCAAGTCCTTCGAGGAAGATTCCCGAGACCGAACCCGGACGGCTGCTGCCACGTGTGGCAACATGCCGTCATGACGAGCGAGGAGAGAGAGCGGGAAGCGGCAGCCCTGACGGAGCTCGACAAGCTGACCGCCACCTACAGGGAGGCCGAAGAGTCCTTCGACCGGGCCCGCCAAGCTCTCCAAGCTGGGATCGTCAAGCACCTCATGGAGCGCAACGCCGCCCCCGGGAAGATCGCGGCGCACAGTCCTTACGATCGGAATCACATCCGGCGTATCGGCATCCAGGCCGGCGTCCCTCCGCTGCGCAGTAAGACCGTGCGCAGCACCCAGGCGTCCGACTGATTCGTACTGGCTCATGTCGTCGTCCGTCATGCCTTGAGGTAATCGCGGAGCGCACACATGAGGACACCGTGAGCAGCACTCACTCATAGATCACGCACAGGCACAGGGGGACCCATGCCTGAAAGGCAGCAAGGCATCGACTTCGTCGCCGAGCTGAAGTACTGGCGGGACGTGCGAGGCTTCTCGCAGTCGAAGCTCGCCCAGGCGGTGGGCTACACGCCGTCCTACGTCTCGAAGGTCGAGGGCGGCACCCAGCGACCGTCGGAGTCCTTCGCCCGCCAGACGGACACGGTGCTCCGGGCTGGTGGTGCCATCGTGCACGCCTACCGCGAGCTGGAAGCGCAGGGCCGGCCCGTTCCCGCCCAGCATTCGGGTCCGGACCACGGGGCACCGCACGAGGCGAGCCTCATCGTCGAGCACGAGGACACCGCCCTGTTCTACGACGGGTCGACGTACCGGGCCACGCAGCGCCGCCGCCTGTACAACGACAGCCCGGATCCGATCACCCAGTACCTGATCCGCATCTCCGTCGACCGCTACCCCGGCAACCCGGAGCGCTCCAATCAGCACTATCGGGAGAACCCGCTGACCTGGGGAGAGATCGACCTCAGCGCCAGCATCGACGGTGAGCCGTTGACGTGGACGGTGCGGCACGACCGGGACGCGTTCAAGGAACTGTGGCTGCTGCTGGAGAACGAGCACGGCCGCTACCCGCTCTACCCGGGCGAGGCGGCGTGGCTGGAGTACAGCTACACGGTCGGCGACGACAAGTGGGGATCCTGGTTCCAGCGGGCCGTGAGGCTCCCGACCCGCCGGCTCAGCGTCCGGCTGGACTTCCCCGCCGATCTCGCCCCGACCGTGTGGGGCACCGAGACCACCATGACAGCGACGGCGATGCCGTTCCGTACCGCGATCCGTCGCACCGACGAGGACGGCCGGCGCGTCTTCTCGTGGTCGACGGAGGACCCGCCGTTGCATGCCCGCTACAGGCTCGAATGGAAGTTCCGCAGTCAACCAGAGGAGGAGATCACCACGGACGTGACCGCCGTGAGGCCCAGCGACCGCATGCAGGAGATCGGCATCGTCCAGGAGGGCGACCCGATCCTGACGAAGACGGCGCGCGAGTTCACCCTGCCTGACGAGGCCGAGGACGCCCGCCGCGTCATCGCCGAGCTCGTGTCCGCGACTGAGCGCGCATCCACGGTGCACAACTTCGGCAAGGGCATGGGCATCGCCGCCCCGCAGATCGGCATCGACCGGGCTGCCGCCATCGTCCGCACCCCCGACGGCGAGAGCATCACGCTGCTGAATCCGCGGTACGTCGAGGAGTCGCAGGAGACGGACGAGCAGTACGAAGGCTGCCTGAGCTTTTTCGACGTGCGTGGCATGGTGCCCCGGCCCCTGTCGGTCAGCGTCGAGCACACCGGCATCGACGGCCAGAAGCGCATCACGATCTTCGAGCGAGGCGTGGCCCGGCTCGTCGCCCACGAAGTCGACCACCTGCACGGCATGCTCTACCGGGCCCGCATGCGGCCGAGCGTCGAGCCCATCCCGGTATCTGAGTATCGGGGCACCGGGAGCCGCTGGAGCTACGGGGAGGGACGATGAGCATCGACGACCCCATCGCTTCGGAGATGACCGACTACGTTGTCCTCGGCCCCTTTGAAATCGAGGATGACCCAAACACCTGGTACGCCGTACAGCCCAAAGAGGACACCTCATGGAGGAAAGCCGCCAAGCAAGAGGCGGCAGCGCGGGGCGATGACGTCCGTACTGCGGTGTACAGGCTCCGCGACAGTGATGACCAGCTTCTCTATGTCGGCATCAGCACCAAGCCCCCGCAGCGTTGGGTACAGCATGCACAGAGCAAGAAATGGTGGCCGGAGGTCGCCACCCTGTGCCTCGAATGGTGCGACAGCCAAGCAGAAGCGCGAGCCGTGGAGGCGCACGCCATCAGGGTAGAACGGCCGCAACACAACATCGTGCACAACAGCAAGCCTCGCAGTCGGGCTGAATGGATCTGCATCCGTGAGACGCGAGTGTCTAGCCGTCCTGCGCACTGGGTCGAGGCGGAGTAGCCCAGCTACCGCTGACCGCCTGACCCCGTACACGACGATGCCCCCGGCCGCGGGTTGCGGCCGGGGGCTTTCGTGTGGGTCAGTGTGCGGTGGTGAGCTCCATGAAGGTGACGACGCCGGTGGTGTCGTTGATGGTGATGGTGACGAGTACCAGATCCTTTGCGGCGGTGCGCATGTGGACGGGGCCGTCGTCGTACCTGGTGAGCTTCTGGGTGGCGTTGTGGGGGTCTGCCCGTAGGTCGTCGATGAGGCTGAGCACGCTGTCGCGTCCGTCGTCGGGGAGTGCCCATACCTGCTGCTGGATGTCAGTCGGAATGATCACGCGCCAGGTCACGCGGCGTTGCTCCCATGTTGCCGACGGTTTGCGGCGTCGGCCCGGAGCTGTTCTAGGAACGTGTCGGTGTGGGCCTCGGCCTCGGGGGACTCACGGTACTCGGGTGGGAGCTCGCCGTGGTCCCGAATGTAGGACTGGATCTGATCGAGTCCGAGCTTGGAGGCTTCCCACTGTTCGACGAAGCGTGTCCATCGGGCGATGACGTCGGGGAGTCGGTCGACTGGCGTCAGGTTGACGTCGCGCATGAAGGTCGCACGGAGCTCGGGGTGTGGCAGGGCGTGGGCGATGGTGTCGATGGTCCACGGCTGTTCGCTCATGCCGGCCCCTCATGCTCAGAAATCCTGTAACTCGACACTCGTTGCTCGTGACTGTTCGTGGTTGCGTATATCTCGTCTCAGTGACACGACATTAGCGCGGAGGTAGAGGTCGGCGCAGGGGTGTGGGCACATGTGTTGAGGTGTCTTCCATGAGTTTGGTGGGAGTTTTGGTGAAGCCGTGTTGAGGGTTCACGCTTCCGGCCGCGCGTAGATCCACACGCTGTATGTGCCGTCGCTGGTGGCCTCGGGTTCGCTGGGTCCGCTGCCGCCGGTGAGGTGGGCGAGCTGGTAGGCGGCGCGGGTGGCGATCTGCGGGTCGCCGGCTTCGATGGTGATGCGGACGTGGCCGGGCAGGTCGAGGGGTGTCATGCCGGGGGTGACACGGCGAGGCCCCCGCCGGTTGCTGGCGGGGGCCGGGTTCACTCGGTGGTGTGGTGGATGGCTCGGACTTCGAGGGCGTCGGCTTCGAGGTCGATGGCTGCTGCTGCGGTGTCGAGGTCACAGTCTGGGTCGTCGGCGAGGTTGCGGCACGAGTCGGCGACGGCTCGGAGGAGGGCGAGGACGTTGCAGGCTGCGATGTAGGGCTGCCCGTTGGTGGCGGTGACGATGGGCATGCGGTTGCTGGCCGGCTGAACCGTCTCGTCGCTCATGCCGCGGCCCTCTCCGCCAACGGGAGCTGCCGGAGTTCGGCCCACCCGTATTGGGTGCCGCATTGGCAGCGCCGGCCGGGGGTGTCGAGCGTGATGCGCATGGTGGCGTCGCACAGGGCGCAGACGACGGTGACGCGGCGGGCGGGCGGCTCGCCGGACACCTGGGCTCGACACGCGGATACGGCGTCCCTCACCTCGGTGAAGAGTTCACGGAACGCCTCATGGTTCTCGGCGGCCCAGGGGAGGAGGATGCGGAGCCGGCTGACGGCCTGATCAAGCTGGCCCTGCAGCCCGCCCTGCCAGCGGGGGTGCCGATAGCCCAGGTGCTCGTGGATGTCGACGAGCCAAGTCTGGAGGATGGTGACGACTCCCCCGCGGCTGGCCAGCGACAGCGGCTCGAGCCGTATGGGCAGCGGTGCGGTGCGGCTGCCGGAGACGCGGGCGCTGTCGCCGACGGTGCCGGGGGTGAGGACGGTGGCGAGCTGGGCGTACAGCCCACGCGGCCCGGCCAGATCCTGCAGCAGCCGGTCAAGCTTGCGCACGCAGGCGCCACACGCCTGATGCCCGAGCTCGCTGTCCCACAGGTTCTGCTGGCAGACGGTGCAGGTGGTGGTGTCCATGGGTGGCTCCTGTCGCGCAGGGTGCGGGATGGTGGCCCGGCCGTGGGGGCGGCCGGGCGGTGGGCTAGCGGGTGTAGCGGCGGGTGGGGATGGTGGTCTCTGGGTGGGCGCGGAAGGTGGCGGGGACGGACACGGCCGCCGTGATGCTGTCGAGGGCCCGGTCGAGGCTGGCGAGCGTCTCGCGCTGCCGGGCGGGGTCGGTCACGGGTGGCTCCTGTCGAGGTGCTGTCCGAGGTGTCCGCCGTACATGGCGAGGGCTGCGGCGATCTGCTGGCCCCAGCCGTCGGGGTCGTTGGGTCGGCCGGCTGCGTCCCATTCGGCGCCGAGGTCTTGGAGGGTGTTCCAGTAGGCGCGGCAGGAGTCACAGGCTGTGGTGATCTCCTGCCGCTGCCACGTCATGGCTGCTCCTCGATGGCGCGGATGGTGTGGCAGGGCCAAGTGGTGAGGCAGGTGTTGCACCACGGGCCGTGCGGGTTGGAGTCGTCGCGGGCGTGCAGCGCGCGGACGGCGGCGAGCTGGTTCTCCAGCCGGACCGCCACCTCACGCGCCCGGTCACGCTCGGCGCGGAGTTCGGCCTGCTCGGCGTCGGCCACGGCCATGGCGGCGACGGCGAGGTCGTCACGGACGAACCGCAGATCCACGTAGTCCGCTGTGATCGCTTCCGCGTACCGCTCGCGGCGCCATGCGGCGGGTGCTTGGTCTGTCGCGCATCCGCAGCCCCAGTTGTGGGTTTCGGGGGTGGGGCAGTGCTCGGTGTGGTCGAGACCCGCGTCGCACGCCGGGCAGTCGCGGTCCTGTGCGCCCGCCTGCGGCGCGTTCTCGGTGTCGGCCAGGCTGGGTGTCGCCGGAACCCCTGTGGGGCCGTCCTGCGGGCGCACAGCAGGCGTCTCGGGGATGCTGGGATCGGTCATCGGGTCGGCTCCTCGGTGGCAGCCCGGACTTGACCGGCGCGCTTGCGCAGATAGGCCGCCATCTCGCGAACAGCGGCACTCTGCAACTCGGTCTCGTGGTCGAGCCCGCCGAACCTTTCGCGCTCCTCGTGCTCAGTCCGGGCTTGGCGGGCTTCCATCTCGTCGGCGGCGTCGTGGTACGTCTCGGCACGGACGACGGTGCGCACTTCGGCGGCGTGCTGGTCGATGTGGTGCTGGCGGAGCTGGGCGTGCGTCACGCCAGTGGTGAGCGCGTCGTACAGGGCGTCACGGGCGGGGGTGCTGGGGTGCTGGGTCATGCTGCGGTCCTTTCGGCGACTGGGCGGCGTTTGCCGCGGAGGAGGTTGCAGAGGGCGCCGGCGCTGTAGCCGGTCTCGGCAGCGAGCTGGGCGTAGGTGGCGCCCTCGGTCCGGCGTTGACGGAGCTTGTCGAGGTCGGCTTCCGTGAGGAGCCGGCGCCCGTTCCAGGTGCCGGTCTTGGTGCGGACCCGCTTGTCCCGCGGCAGGGGGCGGGGGGTTTCGTGTTCGTGCCACAGGCCGAGGACGGCACGGCGGGCGAGGCGGAGCCGGGCGGAGAACGCGGGCAGGTGCAGGCCGAGAGCATCGGCGGCGGCCTGGTGGTCGCCGGTGGCGGCCAGCGCTTCGATGGCCTGCTGCTGGAGGTCGGTGAGGTGGGGCCAGATCTGGGCGAGTGCATACCGCTCGATGAGGGTTTCGTCCCAGGGGAGGTGGCCGCGGGTCTGCCAGAAGCGCTGGAACCCGGGGAGTGCGCCGCGGCCGGCTTGCATGTCGCGGCGGTCCCAGCCGTGGTGGTGCATCTCGTCGGCGACATGGGCGTTGGAGGCGTGGAGGCCGACGTTGACGAGGTCACGGCGGGTGGGCCGCTCCGGGGTGGTGAGGAGGTGCTCGACGATGGCGTGGTGCACTGCCGCGTACCGGTCGTCGGCGCCGGCCAGGTGCCAGCGGTCGGCGGCGATGGTGTAGCGGGTGACGTGGTCGAGATCGCGCATGCTGTAGCCGTGCAGCAGCGGCTGGTCGGCGGCCCTCACGCGGCGGCCTGCTTGTCGCCGCGGTCCCGGTCCCGGTGGTTCTCGAGTGCCTCGGCGACCTTGATGGGGTCCTCGCCTTTGCGGAGCGCGTCGGCGGCCTGGGTGATGACCGTGTCGAGCCGGGTGATCAGCCTGTTGGTGCGGGCCTTGCGGTCCTCGCGTGCCCGTTCCTCGGCGAAGAGTGACTTCGCCTGGTGGTCCTCGTGTTTCTTGTCGCGCAGCAGGTGGGCGGTGGACAGGAGGCGGATGACGCCGTGGGCGTAGCTGAGCATCGTGGAGGTGTGCCACAGCACCCACGCTTTCTCGTTGATGGCGTCCATGGCGGCCCGCTCCAAGGGGTTGAGGGGCTCGTCCTCGCGGAGGATCGCTTTGGCTTTCGCGGCGGCGTCCTCGTCCCGGGTGTCGTAGGGGTCGGTGATGGGTTTCATGCGGCTGCCTCCTTGGGTGTGGTCGCGGCGGGGGCCGTGCGGGTGGCTGTGTGCCCGCTGGGCGGCCGTTGGTGGTCCGGGTGGGGCTCGGGAGCCTCCCGGTCGCCTGCGGCGCTCTCACGGCCGTGTGGCGGCTCGGCGATGTCGGTGGCGGTGATGAGCCCCCGCGCCATGGCCAGCGCGACGGCGTGGGTAGCGGTGCGGGCACCGAGCCGGCGGTGGGTGGTGCGCAGGAGCCAGCGGACCGTGTCGAGAGACACGCCCATCCGGTCGACGACCTCGTGCGCGGTGCAGCCCCGTGCGGTCCACAGCAGCGCCTCGTGCTGCCGGGCGGTGAGGAGTTCGCTGGACTGCACGGCGGGAGGACTCACATCGAGGAGTCCGGCCCGGCAGGCGAGGAGGACAGCGTTCGGTGCGTTCGCTGCGCCGAGCTTGCGGAACACCTCAGTCATCAACTTGCCGACGCTCTTGCTGTCGATGCCGAACTCCCGGGCGAGGTAGCTGTGCGTCTTGCCGAGGGCGACGAGTCGGAGGGCGTCGAGTTGGTGTGCGCTCAGCGGGCGCTTGCTGGGCCCGCGGCGGGACGACGGCACCGGGCCGGTCATGCGGCACGCTCCAGGGCGGGCTGCCCGGCGGGGGCGAGTCGTGCGGCCGCGGGCATCCGGTCCTGCAGGAGCCGGAGCGCGGCGGCGGCCTGCTGCCGCACCACCCCGTTCCCCAACGCCTTCAGCGCGGCGGGCCGGGTGATGCCCGGGGTGTCGACGACCCAACCGGCGGGCAGGCCCATCATCCATTCGGTGAAGGCGGGGCTCAGGCGTCCCAGATCGTCAACTGGTCGCGGGGCCCGGCGTCCGAGGACGTGCTCCCAGCGTCGGATGGCGGGCCCGTAAGCGCCCCATTCAGTGTCGGGTTGCCCCGGCTGTACGTCGAGCTCGCCCGGTCCCCGTCCGAAGCCGTGGGTGTCGGCAGGAGTTGCCCGCTGAACACGACGTCCGACAGCGTCCACCCGTTGTGGTGCTGCGAGTCGGGGTTCGACCGTCCTGCTGTCGCGTTGCGGGTGCCGGTCGCGTCCCCCGCCATCGGTGTTGGCAGCAGGTGCTCGACCTCGTCGGCCAGCGTCGGCCCGTGCCCCCCGCTCTTGCGTTTGTCCGGGTGCTGCGATCCGCCGTTCACCGCGAGCTGCGCGGTCGGCGTCTTCAGTAGCCGGCCAGGCGCAGATGAAGACTCGCTTGCGGCCGTGGGGAGCGCCGACCTCCGATGCGGCCACCCGCGCCCACTCCGCATCGAACCTGAGGGTGGCCAGGTCTCCGAGTACGGCTCCGAGTGCTCGAAGAGTCCCTCCGGCAGTTCCCTCATCCAGAGCTTCGCTGTCGGGTCCCAGGTCACGGTGGGCTTTTCGGGAAAGGAGTCCTTCGACATTTTCGATCACCAGCAGTCGGGGTCGGAGTACGGAGATGGCGCGGGCCATGTGCGCCCACAGCCCGGAGCGGGTGCCGGGCACCAGTCCGGCGCGTTTGCCGGCGCTGCTGATGTCCTGGCAGGGGAAGCCGCCGGTGAGGATGTCGACCGGGCCGTGCTCCTCGAGGACGGCGTGCCAGTCGATGGCGGTGATGTCGCCCAGGTTCGGCACGGTCGGCCAGTGCCGGTGCAGGATCTGCGCGGGCCACTGGTGCCGGTCGGGCTTGCCGTGCTTGTCGGGCGGCTCGAACTGGGAGTGCCACACCAGGTCGCCGCCGTACACGTCCTGCACGGCCAGGTCGAGGGCGCCGGTGCCGGTGAACAGGGAGCCGATACGCGGGATCATGCGGCCTCCTCCAGTCGGGGCGGGGGTGGGAGGACGCGGCCGGGCACTACGGCCCAGGTGCAGGTCCATATGTGGCGGCAGGCCCGGCACCGGTACGCGGCGGTGAGGGACCCGCGGGCGGCGATACCAGTCGTCGGCGCCGTCGGGCCGGCCAGGCAGCGCGGGCAGCCATCGGCGTAGCCGTTGTCGCTCATGCGGTCTCTCCCTTCCAGTGGGGTGCGCAGTCAGGGCAGGTGGGGCTGGGGATGGGCCCGGAGGCGGCGGTGCCGCACGGCCAGGCCCCGGGGCGCGCTATGTGGTACGGCGGCGCCTCGTCCTCGACTGGCTGCTCGGGCTGCGGGGCGGGCTTGCCGAGGAGCGCGGCGAACAGCGACTTCAGATCGCCCTGCTTGCGGATCTCGGCCATGTCTTCCGGGGTGAAGTTCATGTCGCCGCCATGTCGACAAAACGGCTATAGTGCCCTTGAAACGCCACGGTGATCGTGGCTTGGGGGCCGTCGCGGTGCTTGGCGACGATGACGTCGGCTTCACCGGCGCGCTGCGAGTACGGGTCGTAGGCGTCCTCGCGGTGGAGGAGGATCACGACGTCGGCGTCCTGCTCCAGCGAGCCGGACTCCCGCAGGTCGGACAGCAGCGGCTTCTTGTCGGTGCGCTGTTCGGGCCCGCGGTTGAGCTGGCACAGCACCACCACGGGGACGCCCAACTCTTTGGCCATGAGCTTGATGCCGCGGCTGAGTTCGGAGACTTCCTGCTGCCGGTTCTCGGCCCGCCGTCGGCCGCTGGTCTCGACGAGCTGCAGGTAGTCGATGAGGACCAGGTCGAGGCCGGTCTGCTGCTTGATCTGTCGGCAGCGTGCCTTGATCTGGGTGAGGGTGCGGTTGGGTGTGGCCTCGATGGTCAACGGCGCCTGCTGAAGCTTGGTCAGCGTGTTGGCGAACGCGGCCCAGTCCTGGTCGGCCATCTGGCCGCCGCGCATCTTGTGCAGGCCGATGCGGGCTTCGGCGGAGATGATGCGGTGCTGCACGCCGCGGCGGGACATCTCCAGGCTGAACATGGCGGCGGGCCGGTTGTAGCGGATGGAGCAGGACCGGAGCATGTCCACGCCCAGAGTGCTCTTCCCGAGCCCGGGCCGGCCCGCGATGATGACCATCTGCCCGGGGTGGAGGCCGTGCAGGAGGGTGTCGAGGTCGGCGAAGCCGGTGGGGACGCCCATGCTGCGGCCCTCGGCGGCGAGCTGCTCCAGCTCGGCTGCTACCTCGTGGAGGTCGTCGCCGAGGAGAGCACAGTCGGCTTCCTCGCGGATGGTGGTGACGGAGGCGAGTTCGGCCTGGGCGGCGTCGTGGGCTTCGCTGGCTTCGCCTTCCCCGCTGAATCCGATCTGGGTGATGCGGATGCCTGCTTCGACGATGCGGCGGCGGACGGCGCAGTCGCGGACGATCTCGGCGTAGTAGCCGGTGTTGGCCGGGGTGGTGCCAGCGCTGAGGATCTCGCCGATGTAGGAGGGGCCGCCGACCTGGCCGAGGATGCCGAGCTCGCGGAGGTAGTTGGCGAGGGTGACCTGGTCGACGGGTTCGGTGCGGGTGTAGAGGTCGGTGATGGCGCGGAACAGGGAGGCGTGGGCGGGGCGGTAGAAGTCGTCGGCTTCGACGGTTTCGACGGCGGCGCTGATGGCCCTCTTGGCGAGGATCATCCCTTTGAGGGTGCAGCGTTCGGCGTCGAGGTCCTGGGGTGGGGTGCGCTCGAGGTGTTCGTCGGTCACGGGATGCTCCTGAGGGGTTAGGCGGCGTGGCTGGTCTGGGTGGGGTGGCACTTGGGGCAGGGCCGTCCGTTGCCGTCGGCGTCGAAGAGCTTCCGGAGGTGGCCTTGCTGGGCGGCGACGCGGTTGCCGTCGGCGCATTCGCCGCACCAGGGCGGCAGGTGGTCGGGAACGGGTGCGGGCTTGCGGATGCGCTTGGGCAGGTCTCCGATGCGGCGTCGGAGGATCGGCGGGTAGCTGCGGATGCCGTCGGGGTTCTCGGTGAGCTTGGCGGTGAGCTCGGCGTCGAGGTCCCAGCCCTGGCTGTCGATGGCCTGGAGGAGGTCGGGTGCCATGGCTTTGGCGGTGACGGGTCCGATGGTCCAGGGGTGTGGGAGCTGTTCGAGGAAGGCGGCTGCGTCGGCGAGGTCGTCGTTCTGTTGCTGTCTGCGATCGGCAAGGTTCGACGGCGCCGCGGGGCCCTCGTCCTCCTTGGAGGGGGGAGGGGTCTTAGGGGTAGGGGTAGGGGGAGGTTCTGACCCCGCCTGCCGAGGTCCTGACCTCCCCTTAGGGGAGGTTGTGACCTCCCCTGGCGAGGTTGTGACCTCCCCTTGGCCACTCGAAGGGGAGGTTGTGGCCTCCCCTTCTGCGAGGGTGGGGAACCGGTACCGGCACTGCTTGCCCGGCACCGCATACAGAGCACGACCGTCCTTGCCGAACGTGATCGGGATACGCACCTCGAGGCCGCGCTTCGCCAACCGCTGCAGAGCAGACTTCAGGCTGCCCTGCCCGGTGAGCCCCGCACGCTGCGCCAGGACGTGCGCGTTGAAGTCAGGCCACGTCTTCCGCTGGGGGTCCTCGTCCCGGACGTTCTCGCCGATGGCCACAAGCACCATGCGTTCGGCGGGTGTCAGGTCGGCGGGAGCGTGGAGGAGGACTTCGACGACACGCTTGATGCCCATCACCGCACCTCCGCCCGCAGCGCGGCGCCCCGGCGGGCGGGCTCATGCGCCTGCTGCAAAGAATCCAAGGTCACGGCGTTTCCTCCGGGTCTGACGGGCGGCTTGCTGGCTATGCGGCGGTGCGTGTGGTTGTGGGGTCGAGTGCGGCGCGTTCGCGGGGGGTGTGTCCGCCGGTGATGCCGTGGCGGTCGGCGGCCCGCTGCCCTTGTTCGGCGGTGAGTGCGTCTCGGAGGCACTGCGGTTGGATGGGGCAGCGTGTGTGGCAGATGCGCATCGCTTGGGCGGCTGCGGTCTTCCAGGCGTGGGTGTGGCTGCCGCCGGGCGGGAACCAACGGTCGGGGTCGTCCTGGCAGGGCGCTGGCTCGGGCCACAGGTCGCGGATGGTCATGCCGCCTCCACCAGCAGTTGGGCCTCGGCGGCGGCTTTGGCTGCTGCTTCCTCGGCTGCCTTCTTCGCCTGCTTCTCTGCGGCTCGCTTGGCCTGGAGGTGGCCGATGCACAGGCCGAGTCCGACCTTGGCCCGGTTGCAGCCGTCGGCGGTGCAGATGCGCTCCGGGGGCAGGAGGCCGGCGTCGGCGAACCATTCGCAGATGAGCCGCTCGTAGATGCACAGGCGGGTGGAGGTGGGTTTGATGCCGTATCCGGCGCGGCCGAGGAGGAGCGCGGCTTCGCGGCGTTCGTCGTCGGTGAGGAGGCGGGGGTCGTAGTCGTCGCGGGCGGCCCGCTCGACGGCGATCCAGTCGACGCCGGTGGTCTCGTCGGTGGGCTCGGCGGGGGGTGTGGTGAGCCGGAAGGCGTTGCTGTAGGTGCGGGCGGCGGTGAGGGGCCGGTGTGCGTAGCGGGCCATGTCAGTGTTCCTTCCTGGTGTTGTGGTTGATGGCGGCGCCGAGTGCGAGGCCGGCGAGGATGGAGATGCCGGTCCAGGCGGCGAGGAGGTGGAGGAGGCTCATGCCGAGACCTCCGCGAACAGGTCGTACTGGCCTGCCAGGACCCGGTTTGACCACACGACTTCGGTGCGGTCCTTCGCGGTCTTGGCGTTGCCGGTCATGGTCTGCTGCGTGTAGCGGTTCCAGCCGGCGTACAGCTCGTCGTAGAGCGGGCTGTCGTAGCCGGACAGCACCACTGCGGATCGGCAGTCGTGCAGTGCGGCCGCGAGCTCCCGGTGGTCTGTCTCGCCGCGCATCTCGCACCGGTAGTTGCTGAACGGGCGGGTGGTGCCGAGGTAGGGCGGGTCGACGTACAGCAGCACGTCCTTCGCAGCGCCGTACTTGCCGATGATGTCGAGGGCGGGCAGGCACTCCAGAGACACGGCGGACAGACGTTCCGCTGCGGCGGCGAGCCGGTCGACGTAGGCGGACATGTAGCCCGGCATGCCGATGGTGGAGCCGGCGGGGTCGATGTAGTGCCGCCACCCGGTCTGTCGCAGCGTGCCGGACCGTCCCTGTGCGAGCCGGGACCAAGTGCGGCGAGCCGCCTCCAGCTCGTCGGACGCGGGCTCGTGGCTGACCGCGAGCTCGGTCCGGGAGTGCGGGGTCAGGGCGCAGGCTCGGACCAGTTCGGTGGGCCGCTCGCGCAGGACTCGCCACATGTTCATCAGCTCGCCGTCGAGGTCGTTGACGGTCTCCATCGCAGCTGGTCGCTTGGCGAGCAGGACGGACAGGCCGCCGCAGAACGGCTCGACGTAGTGCTGGTGCTCGGGCAGCAGCGACACGATCCACTTCGCAATGCGGGCCTTCCCGCCGAAGTACGGCACCGGCGGCTTCATGCGGCGGCGCTCCCCTGCTGGCGGGGGCGGCGCTGTATCGCTATGAGGTGGCCCTTGATGGAGAGCTGCCACACCGCCACGGGGTGTCCGTGGGTGGTGGGTGAGGTGGAGGGCACGTACTGCCCGGTGTGTTCGATCACCCCGCTGGAGCGGAGGGCGTTGAAGGCGGCGCCGAGGTGCCCGTGCGCCAGGTCGGGCAGGAGGCCGCGTGCGTCGTTCGCGGAGAACTCGTCCTGCTGGAGGCCGAGCATCCACACGGCCTGCTCCACCAGGAACCGGTCCCAGTCGGACGTGCGGGCGGCGATGGCGGCGAGGGTGGCGTCCCGGTCCGTGGCGGCCAGACGCTCAGCCGGAGACAGGCGGCGGGTCATCGGGCCGCCTCCTCGGTGACGGCGGTGGTGTCCTCCAGCAGGCTGTGGAGGCGGTCGCCAGCGGTGCTGACCTTGCTGGCCCAGATGTCGCCGAGGTCGTCGCGGACGGCGGCGGCTTCTTCGTGGTCGAGTTCGACGAGGATCTTGTTTCCGGTGGTTGAGATCTGCACTGGTGCCTCCTGTGAGTACGGTTGGCTTGGGGCCGCCCCGCCTGTTAGCGGCGGGCGGGACGGCCCGGGCGGGTTACTGGGTGGGGGGCTCGTCGAGGAGTTCGCCTTCGAGGACTTCGCCGGTGTCGGGGTCGACGTCGTCGAGGGGGGCGGCCTGTACGGGCGGCAGGGGCGGCGTATCCGGGGCGGGCTCGGCGGCGACTTCCTTTGCGGCGCGGAGCTGCTCGCGCATGTACTCGGCGGACGTCGGCACCCACTTCGCCAGCCGGCGTACCGCGGTCTTGAGCCACATGGCTTCTTCGTTGGTCTGCCACGGGGAGTACTGCGAGTTGCGGCTGTCGGACTTGGCCTTGGCCTCCATGACCTGCCGCTTGTTGAGGACGACGACCTTGGAGGTGGCGCCGTCCTTCATGACGGCGTAGGCGTACACGCCGACGAGGGGGCCGCGGTCGTCGGCGAACCAGTCGATCTCGTGGATGGGGCGTTCGTCGCGGCCGGGGGTGTAGCGGAAGGTGTCGCTCTGGCGGACGGTCTCGACGATGACGGAGGACACGGCGCCGGCCCGGTAGACGAGCTCGACGATGCCCTGGTAGCCGACGATGCCCTTGATGATCGGCTGGCCGCGGTGGGCCTTGGACTTGCGGGAGGTGAGGTAGAACTGTTCGGTGCCGGGTTCCAGGCCGAGGCGGGCGGCGGTCTTCATCTCGCGGAGGAACACGCCGACGTCGTTGCGGGCGGCCTCCTCGAGGTCTTCGTTGCCGCGGATTGCGCCGACGGCCAGGCGGATCCACTGGTCGAGGTTGATGTGGGAGGGGACGAGGGCGGCGTACTCGTCCCGGTACTGCTGAAGCTGCGCGGCGGGCCCGTCGTCCCTCTTGGCGACGGCGTTGCTGATCTGGTTCATGCGGCGTCCTTCTGCTGGTAGGGGGTGAGGGAGTGGGTGTGGCCGTCGCGGACGGTGCGGTAGGCGATGCGCCGGTCGCCGTGGACGGCGCGGTAGCCGGTGCCGATTCGGTCGAGGACTTCGGCGGCGGCCTGCCGCTTGTGGGCTTCGGCGGTCTTCTCGTCGCGGACGGCGGCGAGGTAGCGGTCGGCGAGTTCGGCGGGGATTTCGACGTCGATGTCGTCGCGGCCCTCGGCCTGGGCGCGGACCGTCTGGTAGGTGGCCGTGCTGTCGTCGATGGCGGGCCGGATACCGTGGCGCACGTCGTGGAGGAACGTGAGGGCGGCTTCGCGCATGAGCGTGGCGTCGGCCTCGTCGTAGTCGACGTGGTATTCGCGGTAGTCGCAGCCGCCGATGAGGACGGCGAACTTCGTCCACGGGAGGCCGAGGGTGTCCATCTGCCACTGCACCTGGCAGCGGTAGTAGATGGGGAACTCGTCCGAGCCAGTGGGGCCCCAGCCGTCGCCGGTGGGTGAGGTCTTCACCTCGAGGAGTCCGTTGGCCTCGTGGGGCACGGTGAACGGGTCGGTGGGCTGGGGGTAGACGAGCCGGTCGGGGGTGGCGCGCTGCCACTCGCGGTCCCGGTGCCGCCACGTGCCCGCGGGGGCCGCGAGCTGGCCGGGGTGCTCGTCCTCCCACTTCTGGGCGACGGGGTCTTCGAGGCGGTTGCCCCACTCGACGGCGGGTGTCATCTCGAACGGTGCGGTGGGCAGTCCGGCTTTCTTGTGCCAGAGGCTGAAGCGGGACTGCCACGGGGAGAGGCCGAGGATGGCGGCGATCTCGGTTGCGGTGACGGTGAGGCCGGTGCGGGCTTCGTCCCATGCGGCTGTGCCGGGGGTGAGGTGTCCGATGAGGATGCCGTCGGGGGCTGCGTAGGGGTGCTCGGTGGTGGGCATGTCGCCTCCTTTCGGGTGTGGTGTGCCGGGGCCACCGCGGTGCGGTGTCCCTGTGGGGTGGTTGGTGGCCCGCGCCGGGGGCCCTTGGTCATCCGCCGGCGCGGGACGAATCAGGCGGCCTCGGCCCGCTCGGTAGCGGCGGCGATGCCGTCGCAGGTGGCCTTGTCGGCGGCCTGTCGGGCGAGGATGCGGCTGTTGTTGGCCGCCGCGCCGAGGAGGAACGCGGTCGCCTCTTCCTCTGCGGTGGACATCGGCATGTTGTCCTCGCGCTCCCGCTCGGCGCCCCAGCAGCGGACGCACAGGAGGGGCTGCTTCTCCCGGTCGCACCACTCGCAGGGCACGGGGATGGCGTGCATGTTGTGGTCGGGCTCGTACAGGAACAGGGGCCGGGTCTGCTTGCAGTGGTCGCAGCGGGCCTCGATCGGCGGAGTCACTGCCCCTCCTTGGGGAGTTCGTGGTTGGTCACGGCGGGGATCGCCCGGGGCCGGCTGCTGCCGTGGAGCCGCGTGTTCTGGTGCGCGGCTTGTTCGGCTTCGACGGCTTCGCGGGCGCCGTCGAGGGCGTCTTGCAGGTCGGCGATCTGCTGCTGCAGGCGGACGAGTTCGCGGAGTGTGGCGAGGGCGAAGGCCATGGCGTAGGTGCACACCTCGGCGGCGGTGCCGTTCACGCGGCCACCCCTCTGGTCCATGCCGCGTCGTTGATGCGGGTCGGGTGGATGGGGATGAGTGGCCCGTACATGGCGTACACGTCGGGCAGTGGGAGGGGCTGGCTGTCGTAGGGCCGGGTGTGGCTGGGGCGGCCGGGCCCGTAGGGGCGGCGGATCGACTGCATCAGCGGCTCACCGGCCGGGCTGTGCTCGCCGGTCCACGTCCAGTGGGTGCCGAACACATCCGCGTGCTCGATGTCCAGGTCGAAGACCGTGCCGTCGTGCGTGAACGTCATCGGGACTCACCCCGCTCGGCGGCCAGTTCGGCTTGGAGGCGCATGACCTCGTCGATGAGTTCCGGCACGGCGGTGCGCGCCTTGGCGATGAAGAAGGCGAGGTTCTCGCCGTAGTCGGGGACGGTCGCGACGTGCCCCGCCTGCGGGTTGTCGGACGGGTACTCGACCCACCAGTCGCCTTCGTCGCTCGGTCGGTAAACCCACGGACCCCGGTAGGTCTCGGGGATGGTGCGGCGGATCTCCTCCAGCCGCTCGTCGGTCATCGGTGCGGCCAGACCCTGCTGGGCGGTGCCGGGCAGGTGGTAGACGAAGCCGTCGATGTCGCCGTTCTGGTTGATGGTGGGCAGGCTGTGGCCCGCCAGCCGCGGTTCCCAGGCGGTCATGCGGCACCTCCAGGGAGCACGTCGATGTGGGTGAGGGCGATGCAGGCGCTGTGGCCGTGGACCCAGACGACGGCGGTGTGGCCGCCGAGGACGGTGGCCCGGCTGCGGGTCGTCGTGTCGATGCGGGTGGCGGTGGCGTCGTCCTCCGGCCGGGCGCCGGGGTAGGCGATGACGCGGGTACCGACGGGATACCGGGCGTTGAACTCGTCGGCCCGGACCCCGGCGGCCTTCGCCTCGTCGGTCATGCATGCGGTGCAGACGTTCATCGACCACCAGTGCTCGCTGGAGTTGGGATCGACCAGCGGCGGGAGCGACGCGCGCAGGTACCGGTCTCCGGGCTGGATTCGGGTGTGGCAGAGGTGCATGTTGCAGCGCTTCGCGGTGCGTGCGGTCCGGTACGTGCGGAGTTCGAGGCTCATGACGCGCCGCCCGAGTTGGGCCAGGTGTTCGTGTGCTGGTCCTGATGGTGTCCGGGGTGTCCGGCGGGGAGCACGCACGGCCGGGTGCCGCTCCGGGGAGTGAGCTTTGCCCCGCACGTTCCGCCCGCCGTCTCACCTACTTCGGCGGCGTTGCGGCGGAGTTCGTCGGCGAGCTCGCAGTGGCAGGCCATCCGCACGGTGTCGCGGTCGCCGTGCTCAGGGCAGAACGCCACGACTTCGGCAGCGGCCTCACGCAGCACCTCGGCTGCCATCTCGCCGCCCTCGCGCAGGGAGACCTTGTTCCATCCGGCAGAAAGCTTCGGGGCGCTCATGCGGCTCCTCCGGGGGTCCAGCCGTTGTAGTCGTCGGGGGTGTGGCAGCGGTCGGGGTGCTGGACGGCGAGTGCGGCGAACGCACCGTCGGCGGTGTCGAGCTGGTGCATCTGCTCGGCGAGACGGCCGTCGTCGGCGCGGTGCCAGGCCCAGGAGTCACCACAGACAGCGCACAGGCCCGGGGCGCGGGGAGCGTCCGAGATGAAGCCGCTGCACTGCTCGTGGCCCTCCGGTGCGGGTGCGGGGATCGTGAGTGCCATCACCGGTCGCCCCTCTCGGTGGCGAGCTGTTCGCGGTCGTTCTGCATGGCGGCCCACCAGCAGTAGAAGAGGGCGCCGAGTGCTTCGTCGCGCTCCTGCTCGGGCAGCAGCTCCCAGGCGAGCCGGCCGATGTCCTCGGGGTAGATCTCGACGACAGAGGTGTCGGCCAGATCGTCGGCGGCCTGGTTCCAGGCGGCCTGCCACGCCGACAGGTGCGGCAGCCGGGCCGTGATGCGGTCGAAAGCGTCCGGCTCGAACGGGGAAGGCATCGTCATCGCCGGTCACCTGCCTCGGCCCGGACCTCGGCGAGCGCGCTGGTGACGGCGGCGGCGATCCGGGACGACAGGTCGGGGTCGTCGCGGTGCGCCAGCACCTCCCAGTACACGGCGCCCTTGACCGCGACCTGCTCCGCCGTCAGGGACGGGCGGGCCTCCAGCTCGGCGACGCGGGCCATCAGCGTGGTGATGAGCTGCTGCTGGGTCTGCATCCACTCGGCGGCCGTGCTGCCGTAGGCGTCGGCGAGCTGGCTACGCAGGGACTCGGCCTCGGCGGTGGCGGCGTCACGGGCGGCCGTCAGCTCGGTGACAGTGGCCCGCGCCCCCTGCAGCTCGGCGCGCACCCGGTCCAGCTCGGTGTGGAGGCGGTCGATGTCGGTGGGCGCCTGGGTGATGAAGTCGGCCCGCCGGTAGCGCTGCTCGTCGCTGTCGCCGTAGACGCGGGCGACCATGCCGGTGGAGGAGAAGCCCTCGTCGAGGGTGATCGTCGCACCGGCCTCGACGGTGTACTCGCCGCCCAGGTCGCGGTAGCTGCCCCACGGCGTGTCGGTGACGGCCTCGCGGCGGTCGCGGATCTCCCGCTCGCGCTCCGGTGTGAGCGGTGTCTGTTCGGTGGGTGTCATGATGTGACGCACGGGGCGCCCCTTTCTTGTGGTTGAGGGTGGTTCCGAGGCCCCTGCTGCCGGTGTGTGGAAGCCCGGCGGTTGGGGCCGTTTGCCGCACTCAGGCGGCGACGGTGGCCGGCTGCTTGACGGTCGGCTTGCGCGTCTTGCGGCCCCGCCCACGGCGCTCGGGAGCGTTCGCGTGCATCTCGGCGATCTGGGCGAGCTGCGACTCGGAGAACAGGAGCCGCCCGGCCATGCGGGTGCAGGGGAACGGGTCGCCCTTGCTGCCGTCGGCCGGCCGGTTGGCCCCGTCACGAAGCCACTTCTGGCCGCTCCAGTCGGACTCGTCCGCGGTGGCGAGTCCGAGGCGGACCGTGGCCTGCTTGACGTTGTAGTAGGTCTCAAGGCCGCGGGGCGTGGGGGTCGGGCGGGGAGACATGGTCACCTCTTCTCTTCGGTGGGCTCCTCGTCGAGTGGTGCGAGGAGCTGGTCGTCGGTGGCGCGTAGGGCTGTGCGGAGCGCGGCGTAGGTGTCCGGCCTCATGCGGGTGCGCGTGCCGGTCTCCAGGCGGCTCAGGTAGCTGGCGGTTATGCCTGCTGCATGTGCCGCTTGTGCCTGGTCGAGCCCGTGGCGCATTCGGATGGTGCGGACTGCCGCCCCGTTCACCTCGAAGGTGGCTGGGGGTTGTTCCATGAAGAGAAGGTAGCCGCTTCTTCTAATGGTTTCTAGTAGAACTGGGCAGTAACTTCATCGTTTCTCGCTGTTTCTCACAGTGTCACTACGGTCCGGAATCAGCCGATCACAGGTGTTCCTGGCGGTTCCTGTGCGTTCCTGAGAAGATGCGGGGCATGCCCTCCACACCCAAGGAACACCGCCTGAGGCTGGCCGAGCAGGTACGCCTACGCCGCACGCAACTGGGAAAGACGAAGGTCGACGTCGCCCGCGACGCCGACCTCAACATCAACACCTACAACCAGGTCGAAGCCGGACAGTCCGTCCGCGACAACACCTACGGAAAGATCGAACCAGCGCTCGGCTGGGCCGCCGGCTCCTGCCAGGAGATCCTGCGCGGCGGCAGCCCCACGACCATCGAGCCGGGCCCCGACGGCTCCGTCATCTCCCCCGTGCAACCCGACGACCTCAAAGACGCGGTCGGCCAGGCAGTGCAGGACGCGGCGGTCGCCACGACCGACCTCCCCGCCCCCGAGATCCGGAAGCTCAAGCAGCAGGTCCTCGAGGAACTCGAACGGCAAGGAAAGTTGCGCTAGCCGTACAACCCTTTCCGTGAGCCAAGTTGTTACATAACCACCAGTCACACCAGCACCAGACACACCAACAAGTGCTGTTGAACATGGGACTATTGGCGCTACTTGGGAGGTTCCAACTTCTCCGGAAGGGGGAAGCTCATGCTGCACTACGAGCCAGTCACGCTCGACCTCGGCGCCGAGTTCTACGGGTTCCGAGGAAAGATCGATGACACAATCGTGTGCGCAACGACGCCCCGAGTCGCGCACGACGCTCACGCCAGAGCCGTCGTGCGCGACCTGGTCAAGCGTCAAGGAGGTGACTGTGCGCTCTGCCAGGGATGCCCCGTAGCCCACCTGGCCTAGCGCACCGTCGAGCGGGAACGCGCGGCGGACAGGGGGTGCCCGCCGCGCACCGCCGTACCGGAGGAGCATGCGATGCCGTACATCGAGCGGCGAGGACGCAGCGTTCGAGTGCGGTGGGACACCGGCCGCGTCGACCCCGACACCGGCAAGAAGATCTACGACTCGCTGTCGTCCACCGACTGGAGCGAGGACGAGGCATACGACTACGGCCTCGACCGGGAAGCCGACGTCCGCAACGACCGGTACATCAGCCGGCGCGACGGCTCCATCCTGATGCGGGACTACTGCCGCACCTGGCCCGACACCCTCGATGTCGGCCACCTGCGCCTGCACAACGTCCGATCGTTCATCCGTCTGTACATCGAGCCCCGCTGGGGCGACGTCCCCGTGGGCGACATCAAGCCCAGCCAGTACCGGCTGTGGGAGAAGGAGCTCAAGGCCCGGCCGAACGTCGGGACCCGGTATGCGGGTGAGATCCTGCTGGTCTTCTCGATGATGATGGACGACGCGGTCGACGACGGGCTGCGGGCCGCCTCCCCCGTGAAGCGCAAGAGCCGCCGCGGGAAGTACAAGAAGAAGCCGCGCGAGAAGAAGCGCGAAATGCGCATCGAGGACGTGCACCGTCTCGCACTCAACGCGCTCGCCTTCTGGGGTCTCGACGGCTACGTCTTCATGTACACGATGCCGTTCACCGGGATGCGCCCCGGGGAGCTGTACGCCCTGCGCCGCGAGTTCTGCCACCCCGCCTGGCCGGCGTCGGATCCGGACCCGGAGCGGCGCGAGGAGTCGCTGCAGCGCTACCGCGGGGACGAGCCCATGCCGGCGCTGCGCGTCGAGTGGCAGTACCAGCGGGAGAACGGCACCGGGCCCATCAAGCTGTTCCCGCCGAAGTACGAGTCGTATCGGGACCTGGTGGTGCCGGCGTTCCTCGCGGAGCTGCTGGAGATGCTCCTCGACTCGCACGAGGCGCCGACCGTGTTTCGCGGTATCGGCGGCGGGTCGCTCGCCAACGCGAACTTCACCTACCACTACTGGCGGCCCATCGCGGACGGCAGGGAGAGCCGCGAGAGGTACGAGCGTGTGCGGCTGGGTCAGCAGCAGACGGCCGGCTCACGGCGGCCGGTGCCGGAGCTGCCGGCCACGGGCTATGCGGGGAAGCGCCTGTACCTGCTGCGGCACGGGCACAAGGAGTGGTTGGACGAGGACGGGCACAGCCGGATCGCGACGGAGACGCGCATGGGGCACGAGGTGGCGGGCGTGGAGGGCCTGTACGCGAACGTGACAACGGGCATGGAGCGGGCCATCATGGAAACGCTGCAGGCCAGGTGGATGCGGTTTGTCGCCCGGGAGGGTGAACGCCTGTGGGAGTCTTCTCCCATTCCTCTCCCACCGCCGCTCATGGAGTGGATGAAGGCGCAGGTCAAGGCCGCCGAAGAGTTCGATGGATGACCTGGTTCATGCGCTTCATCTCCACCCGCAGCTTCATGCCGTTCGTCATCTACCGGATCCTGCTCGGGGTGGCCCTCTTCGCCCTGATGGCGGCAGGTGTCCTCAGCCCGCACGCGGGCCAGCCGGTGGGCTGAGCACCCCGCGGCACGCGGTTCCGGAAGCCCACGGCCCGCGCGCCGGGCCCCGGGGCTGAACCGGGAGTCCCCAGGGGGAACCGGGAAGCTCCCGGAGCCGGACCGGACCGGAAGACTCCCGGAGCGCCCGTCGGCTCAGTGGCGGCGCCGCTGCCGCTCCTGCGCCCGCCTGCGCCGGAGCACCAGCAGATCGACAGCCGCGATCAGCGCCAACGCGGCGCACAGCGCCGCCAGCACGGTCAGCACCCGGTCGCTGGGGGTGCTGTGGCTGTCCGAGGCCGCGGCCCACCAGGCGAACAGCGCGGCGGCCGCGGCGAAGAACGGCACTCCGACGGACGACAGCAGAGTGCGCAGCCACAGGTCGCTGCGCGCGGTCACCGGTTCCGTGCCGGAGCGGGAACGCCGGGAGCGGCGGTCGTCGTTCCGGTCGGGCCCGGGCTGCGGTGGCTGGGACACGGGGAGCTGCCTTTCGCCGGTGTGCTCCCCCATGATTCCCGTCGCGCCGCGGAATCCCCGTGCAGACGCGCCAGGAGCCGCCGGTCACAGCCCGGGCAGCACGTCCTGGTCGACCTCGTTCCGGGGCGGTTCGGGGGCGGTACGCAGGGACAGCTTGTGCCGGCAGTCGGGCCCCAGGCCCCAGAGCCGGGAGGCGCGGTCGCGCAGTGGCTGCCCGCACATCCGGCACAGCACCCGTCGTCCCCCGACCGGCCGGCTGCCGGGGAGCGCCACCGCCTCGGCGCGTTCGCCGTGCTCTCCTCCGCCGCCGTGCGGCTCCTCCTCCGCGGCCATCCGCGGCCCCCTTCCGCTCCGTCCGGGCGGTTCCCCGCCGGCTCGCACCGTACCAACGCGCCCACCCGGGCGGAGCAGGCCGAAGTGCGGGGGGCGGCGTGCACGCCCACGGTGGGCGTGGAGAAAACAACCACCTCGCACGGGAGAGCACATGCGTATCCGTACGGCCCTCGTGGTCGGCGCCCGCAGCGCCACCGCACTGCTCGGCTCCACCGGAACCACCGCCGCCGCCGGCGGCGATCCGGTGGTGGGAGTGACCGGCAAGTCGCCCGGCATCCTCTCCGGCGACAACGTCCAGGTACCCGTGAAGGTGGGTGCGAACGTCTGCGGCAACCCGCTGCTGAGCCCGGCGGCGCAGAACTACTGCAAGAACGACTTCTAG